ACTAATTTCGCTAACAAATTCTGATATTGATGCCATGGTAATTTTACTGTTTAATTTATTATTTATTAGTTATATACCAAGCTCGTTTTCCGTCAATATCTTAAATTCCATATTACGGTCTTTAGCGTATTCATTCGCAGCCTTCCACTTAGCTTGGTTCTTGGCGTAGGTTAAAGCCTCGGTCATGAATCGTTTAGTTTTCTTTCCTGGATAGATTGGCGGTAAGGTTTGTTTATGAGGTTTTACCTCTATTAGATAACCCTTTACAGTACCGTCCGTTTGTTTTATCTGAATATAAAAATCTACAAAATACCTATGAATCTTTTTATATTGATCAGTTGGACACCTATACGGTACAACGGTTTCCTCTGAAGTCCACTTTATAACTGATGGGTTTCTATCGCACCAGATAGCGAATTTAGTCTCCCAAGAACTACGCATAATAATATTCGTAGGGTCTCCGCCATACTTTTGCGGATTTTGTGGTGTATATTTTCTTTTATGAAACATATAAATAATAGGTAAATTTAATATTAAAAGGTAAAATGATGGCAGAAGCCCCAAAAACCGACGTTGGCATAATGCCAGTACCCGCACCAGCTAGACCACCAGTAACGTTTGAAGACAAAGAATACAATGTAACCCAGCATCAATACCCTAACGATCTATTTAGTAAGCAAGGTATATACGGGGGTAATTATGTCGTTTTCTATATTAACGTAGCGGTCGATTCTAAGATAGCTAAACTAGCCACTACTGATAACAATGTTGTTACCGCTGCAATACCACCTAGAATTCGTGGTGAGATAGCGGGTTCCGACCTATCTAAAGTTAAAGCTACCGTTATTGGAGCTGCGATTGGGGGTGCTACAGGTGGAGTTGCCGCATTGACGGCTGGACTACCCTTAGTGAATAAAAAAGACGCTGCAGGGGCAGTAATTAAAGGACCGACCGCTTTAGGTAAAATCGGAACTGGAGCGTTAATAGGAGGCGGAGCAGCTGCTTTAATAGCTGCTCAAGCCGCAAGTATGAACCGACAACAAAAGCGTTTACGAACCGCAATTGCTATGCACGTCCCTAACTCGCTTTCTATATCTTATGGTGTTAATTGGCAAGAAGAAGATACTATGGCGTTCCAAGCTGCGGATGCTATTATTTCTACTTCGATAGCGTCTGCCGCACCCGCTGTAGGAGCCAATATGGCTCTAAACAAAACACCTATTATCGCTGCAGCCCTTTCTGCAGCTTCCGGTCTTGCCGCAAACCCAAAGAAAGAACAGATATTTAAGGGCGTTGATCGTAGGAGATTTACATTTAAGTACCTATTTTCACCTAGAAATGCCGCCGAATCTTCTAACGTAAGAAATATCATTAAGGCTTTCAAATATCATATGCATCCGGAGTATAAAGATGAGAATAACTTCTTATACATATATCCTTCCGAATTTGATATAACGTATTTCCAAAACGCTAAAGAGAACGTTAATTTACACCGCCATACGTCTTGTGTGCTTACAGATATGACCGTAAACTATACTCCAGGTGCTGGGACTTTTTCTACGTTCCCAGACGGAAGCCCAACACAAATAGAGGTTACTATGACCTTTATGGAATTGGCTGTGCTTACTAAAGAACTTATCCAAGAATTGTATTAAAATGTACTTTAATAAACTACCCGTTATCTATTACAACTTCCCCGTAGCGGGGGAGGATCGTATGTTTGTTATAAAGGACGTATCAATAAACGTTCGCTTTATAAAAGAAACTCTTGAAAACATTACTATCTACGATGAATACGATATTATAGACGGCGATACCCCAGAAATTATAGCTCATAGAATATACGGTTCTACCCAATATCACTGGGCTTTAATGTTAGCTAATTTACGCTTTGACTATGTGAATGATTGGCCAATGAGTTACGATAGATTAGAAGAATACGTTAGAAGTAAATACGGCACTGACCAAATGTACGTCACTCGCCACTATGAAGACGCTAACGGGTTTGTAGTAAACTCTGACGCACCTACCGCTGTACCTGTTTCTAATATGCTTTACGAAGAGCGTATAAACGAGTCTAAGCGTAGAATTAAGCTAGTTTCTAAGGCTATGATTGATCAGATAAACACCGAATTCGGAAAACTGTTATAATGACAACTGAAGTAACTATACAACCAATACAAAGAGACGACTCTAATAGCTCGAATAAATTACGGTTAGCGGGAGACGTGAACGTAGAGAGCGTCATGATGATTTCGTTGGCTACGGGTAGATATTTTAACGTTAAAAATCAATTAGTTACAATACACGTATTCGAGGATTTATTCTCCCCTTTCATCACAGGGATATTAGTATTTCGAGAGTCGTTAGACTTCACTAATTTCTTCCCGATGGTAGGTGAGGAAGCGGTAGAACTTAAAATATTTACACCAACCCTAGACGACTCACCCGCAGGCATTATACAAGGTAAATTCTATATCTATAAGATGGAAGACGTTACCGAGGTGGCTGAGCGTAGCGTAGTGTATAAACTACACTTTATATCCATGGAAGCTATTACGGATATGAACTCTAAGGCTTCTAGAGCGTATGATGGGGTAATATCCGATATTGCTCAAAACATAATGTTAGAAGAAGATGGGTTATATACGAACAAACAATGTAATATAGAACCCACTAAGAATAAGACTAAGTTTGTTTCTAATTATTGGTCTCCAGTTAAAAGTTTAATCTACTTGACCGATAACGCTATTAACACTATTGGCGCACCTACTTACCTATTCTACGAGAATAGGAATGGGTTTAATTTCTTAAGTTTGGACTATATCTACATTCAACCGTTGGTTCAAGAGTTTGAGTACAATAACCCTTACCAACTAATATCCCCTACGGGCGGTAGTTCTAGGGTTCCTGAATTAGATTATAAGCGTATAGATAAATTAACAATACCCGTTAGCCATAACTTTATGGAACGAGTTACGGGCGGTATGTACGGGTCTAGGATGATATCGTTTGATATAACCACTATGCGTTATAAGAACGCTAAGCACTCTATGTACACCGATTGGAATGACCCCAATAAAGAGATTCACTTAAACAAATACTCTACGCAATCTAAAAAATTATTGGCTACGGCTCGTTCCGCAATGTTCAATGATGTTATACAAAAGAGTTCTTTTACGGGGTACGGTAACGTTTCTAACACCGATATTACCCAAGCTAGAATTTCTAGGTTAATGATGGCTCAGGCTAATAAGATAGAAATTACCGTTCCTGGACGAACCGACTACACCGTTGGGCAAGTAGTTGGGGTTAAAGCGTTCCAGAAAGAACCTATGAATAAAGAGGATTCTAACGAGAAACAACTGGATAAATTATTGAGCGGTGCTTATATAATAGGTGCTATCAATCACACAATTAGTAAAGAAAAACACGAATGCCATATGGAATTGATTAAAGATTCTTTGGTTATTGACTTAGACGGAAAGGCGAACTAATGGATCAAGGAACGGTATCATACTTTGTTGGGGTGGTAGAGGATAGAGAAGATCCTTTAAAAATCGGTAGATGTAGGGTTAGGGTTGTAGGTTTACACACGGAAGATAAGTCCGTTCTACCTACGGAAGATTTACCTTGGGCAGTACCGCTAATGCCTATAACCAGTGCTAGTATGAGCGGGGTGGGTAATGCTCCAGTGGGGTTAGTTCCTGGAACTTGGGTTATGGTTATCTTCAGAGACCCCGAGCAACAACTACCTATTATGTTAGGTACATTTAACGGTATCCACCGAAGCCAAGCTGCGGAAACCGCTGTTGGCGATACCGATAACCTAGTAACCGATGGTGGGGTTATTACTACTCCAGACGGAGAACCAGTTAAGAACCCAGACGGATCGGACGTGGTAGTTGGTCAAGATGAGTATAAAAACGCTTTCGCTTCGTTCTTGAGTAGTTTAGGCTTGGGTGGCGGATTAGGCGGTATTATCAGCAGCATATTAAGCGGGTTGTTTGGTGGAGGAAGCACAACCGCTACAGCCCCTTCGGGCGGAGGTATTAGGGCGGAACCACTTAACGCTAATGATACTTCTAAGCCTACAATTACACCTAAAATAGAAACTGATGAAGAAGTTAAGCTAACCGCTCAACCAGAAACCAGTAAGGCGACGGATTTAACGCTTAAATCCGCAATTCCTCTAGAACCAGGACCTGAAAAACTAATTGATAAAAGCGGTCGTGGAGATATGCGACGTGGTATTAAAGCGTTGTTGGATGCGTGTGATAAGCTAGGTATAACCAGTAAATACGCTAAGTGTTCTATCTTGGGTATTTGTGGTGGCGAGTCTATGTGGCAACCAGTTGAAGAGGGGTGTAAGTATAGCGATTTTGATAAATACACTTCTACGTTTAGAAGCGCATATAGTAAAGACCCCGTAAGAGGGAAAAAATACCATAATTGGAATGGACCAAGGTCAGAGTTTTTTGAGTTCGTGTACGGCTTCGATAATCCGAAGGGTAAGGAATTAGGTAATAAATTACCTGGAGATGGGGGTAAGTATTATGGGCGGGGTTTCGTTCAAATAACGGGTAAGCGTGGTTACTTTGACATACAACAAGCCTTAGCTAAAGAAGGGTTTAATATCCCATTAGTGGATAATCCAGATATATTGATTACAGACTATGAGAAATCCGCTTTAGCAGCAGTAATGTTCTTTAAGCTCTACGTTAAGGGCGATAGAAATAGCCCAACGTATTTTGATGCCGCCAAAAAAAGGGTAGGAAAACCCGTAGCCGATTCGTATATTAAGAAACATAAAATGTACGAATACTTCTTAGGTCAAGGTGTTATTCAAGACAGTACTAACAAATCTATGGCTAATGATGAGCGAGTTCCGGATAAAGCCGAAAATCAATATCTATCGCCCCAACGTCAAGCTACCCTTTCGGAAGATAGACCAACGGTAACCACCGTCGGATTTCAAGACCCAATGGGTAAATATCCGTTAAGAAACTTAATGGATGAACCTAGCACTAATAGACTAGCTAGAGGCGTATTTAAAGAAACCGCATTAGCTGCTAAAGACCAAGGTAGAACTAGAAACGTTAAGTATCCTAACGGATTAGATGAAATATCTTGGGAACAACCCCTAGCCCCATGGGGCGGTGAGTACCCTTACGTTAAAGTTTATGAGTCGGAGTCGGGTCACTTACAGATGTTTGACGACACTCCAGGACATGAAACCGTAAGCTTAACCCATAAGGCGGGAACGTTTATTGATATAGACGCTAATGGTACTCAGGTCAATAAAATAGTGGGGGATGGTTATACTATTATCGACCGAAATGGGTTTATTTACATCGGCGGAGCTTGTACTGTAAATATTGATGGCAACGCTCAAGTATCTGTTGCGGGTAGTGCGGATATTGATGTTGGGGGTTCTTGTATAGCTAATATACACGGAGACTTAAGTTTAGGCGTAGCTAGTGACGTGGAGTGTGTTATTGGCGGGGGTTTATTCTTAAGCGTAGCGGGCGATATACACGCTACGGTTGGCGGTAAAATGCATATGTCAACCGCTGGCGTTGAATTGACTACGACTAGCTTTAACTCTACGGTAGATGTAAATGTTGGAGGCGCAGCCGAAACGTTACTACCCGTTACAGCCGTACCCGAAGAAAGAGGCGTAGTGGTTCAGAGTTTTGACGTATTACAAACACCCGTAAGACCTAGTCCAACGGTATATATACCGCCCGAATTGGAAGCTGAGAACGCAAGAGCTAACGCTGACTTTATAGCTAATCCGGATAGGTATAGAAACCCCGAAGCTGAAGCGGCAGGAATAAACCCTGTACGAGGACCTGAACCGCAAGTACCAGAAACTTCTAGTCAAATATCCGGAGCTAAAGCTACCGACTTACAAGCTTTCTTGAAGAAGCAATTAGACCTAGCTAATGAAGGTTATTGGTCAGAAAGGGCTATGTCTAATAAAACAGTGGCTAATAGTAACCCTAATATTATAGCAATGTGGAAGGACTTAGGTATAGGTTCCGTCGCAACTAGCGACCAAATACCTTGGTGTGCGGTATTTGTAAATTGGACTTTAAAGCAATGTAATTACCGTTATGTTTCTACGCCTACGGCTTTCGCTATTCATAATAACCCAGAAAAGTGGAAAGCAACTAGAGTTACGGGTGAGGTGCTTCCAGGAGATATTATCGTATGGACGTATAGCCATGTAAGCTTTGTTTATGACGTTAAACCTGATGGTTCGTTTAATTGTGTTGGCGGTAACCAAGGTGGTACAGACCCTAAAAACAATAACCCTACAGGCGGTTTAGTAACTATAAACTATAAAGGTTACACTAGAGCTAGCAACTCATCTATCAAGGCTATATACAGACCTAGTAAAGCTTAATATACACTTACTGCCCTACGGGCAGGTGAGCCAAAGGCTCACAGTCTAAGTTTGTTAAGTTTTATTTTACTTATTAACACAGAGTTATTCACGCTGCTACGCAGTGCCTTAACTACGTTAAGTCAGAACCTAAAGGTATTATAACGCTACCCTAGTTGTAAGTCAAGCGACTTTACCTAATCTTTACGAAATAAATTACTTGACTTACAACCCCTTTTAAAGTATAATAAATAAAAATAATGTCTAGAAATACCAAAACCTTTTCCGACTTAGACTTAAACTTTATAGCTCACCCAGTTACAAAGGATATTAGTATTAAGTACGATGACCAAGCTATAAAGGCTTCCGTACGTAATTTGATTTTAACGTCTTATTACGAACGCCCTTTTCACCCCGAAATTGGATCCCCTATACGGGGTTTGATGTTTGAACTCAATACGCCTATGTTACCAATTATGGTACAAAAAGCGGTAGCTCAAACTATTGAAAACTTTGAGCCCAGAGTAAGGCTTATCAACGTAACCGCTAAGTTATCACCCGATGATATATCGTTGTACGTTACAATAGAATTTATGATATTAAACACCTCCACTGTACAAAGCGTAAGTGTAATCCTTAATAGAACGAGATAATAATGGCAAGCAACACAAAAAGAATAAATTATAGCGAGCTGGATTTTGACCAGATAAAAACCAATATTAAAGACTATATGCGAGGTCAGAGTAAGTTTTCTGACTACGACTTTGATGGTGCGGGTTTATCGGTTTTGATAGACGTACTAGCCTATAATACCCATTATAACGCTCTTTACACTAACTTTGCTTTGAATGAGATGTTTCTCGATTCAGCTAGTAAGCGTGAAAGCGTAGTTTCGTTGTCTAAAATGTTAGGTTATTCCCCACGTTCAGCTAAGTCAGCTAGAGCGTATTTAAACCTATACATAGCTCCTATTAGCCCTACCGCTACCTTACCCACTAACGTAACTTTACCTAAATTACAACCCTTTTCTTCTACTATTGATGGGGTGACTTATACGTTCTATAACCTAGAAGAAGTTACCGCTAATTACACAGGTACTCGATACGAATTTAATAATTTAGAGTTAGTTGAAGGTTCTCCTTTGTCTTACCGTTACGAGGTAGCGTATGGTCAAAAGATTATTATCCCTAACCAATACGCCGATATATCTACGCTAAAAGTACAAGTTCAAGAAGCTTCTAGCTCAGATAAATTTACTACGTTTTACCCCGCTAGTTCTATTGTAGAATTAGAATCTACTAGCAACGTATATTACGTTAAGGAAATTGATAATGGGTTGTATGAGGTATATTTTGGCGATGGTATAGTTTCCTCTGGAGTCGAGCTTGGTAATGTAGTACATATAGACTATTTTGTAAGTCGTATGGGTTCAGCTAATGGTTGTAGAACTTTTACCTTTAACGGTTCTACTACGCTACCTTCTAGTCGCCCTAATATTACTTTAATATCTCCTGCAGCGGGTGGTGAGGCTCCTGAAACGTTGGATAGTATTAAATACAATGCTCCTAGGTTATATGCGGCTCAAAATAGAGCGGTAACGCCTGATGATTTTAAATCTTTGATTTACTCTAAGTATCCTAATATAGCTTCTGTGGCGGTTTGGGGTGGTGAGGATAATGACCCGCCTATTTACGGTAAAACGTTTATTTGCGTTAAACCTTCTAATGCTCTAGCCCTAACATCTTCACAGAAAACCGAGATTATCAACACAGTACTCAAAACTCGTAGCGTAGTTTCTATAACGCCTGAGTTGTTAGACCCCGAGTTTATCAACATAGCAGTAAACACTACCATATACTATAACGCTAGAGAAACCACTAAAACTAGCCGTGAATTACAGACCGAAGTTCTTAACACTATCAAGAAGTATAATACGGATGAGCTTCAGAGGTTTGACGGTATGATGAGATTCTCGAAGCTCAGTAGATTGATTGATATGTGTGACCCCGCCATCGTTAGCAATATAACTACAATATACTTACGTAGAACTATTGTACCAAAATACGGTATTTCTGCTGAGTATAAAATTAACTTGATTAACCCAATTTATTCTGAAGGCGTACCCGAGGAAGCAATATCTTCTACTGGGTTCTATATTACTGGCGATTCTAGAATACACTACCTAGAGGATGATGGGGTGGGTAATTTAGTTTTATTCTACCACGGAAGCTCAGAAACCTCCGCTACTAGCGGTTCATACGTAAATCACATTGTAGTAAACCCTAAAATCGGAACTGTTGACTACGCTAGTGGTAAAATAACTATTAGCAATTTAAATATATCGGCTTTAGTATCGGGTACTGAATTTGAACTTTTAATTAAACCTCAATCTAACGATGTAATTTCGGCTTATACGCAAATCGCCCAAATAGATGAGAATTATATTACGGTAAACTCCATTGCGGATAAGACTTCTAATGGTGATAATCGTGCTGGAACTAATTTCGTGTTTACCTCAAGTAGAGGGTAAGGTATAATATGATAACTAGACCGAATATATCTTCTATTGTGGCTAGTCAAGTCCCTGATTTTGTCAGGGAAGATTACCCTACATTCATAGCGTTTTTAGAGGCGTATTACGATTTTCTAGAAACGCAAACTCGCTTAGATTTAAAGTCAGTTAGAGACTTAGACACCACTTTAGACTCGTTTATAAAATACTTTAAAAACGAAATAGGCTTCAACCTACCTTACACCGTAGTAAACGAGCGGTTCTTAATGCAACACATTAAGGACTTATACTTGGCTAAGGGGTCTGAGGCTTCTTATAAGTTATTGTTTAGGTTACTCTTCAATAAAGATATTGAAATGAGTTATCCTGGACGTCAAATGCTTAGGGCTTCAGACGGTAAGTGGGAACAGGAAACTTCTATATTTTGTAGAGTTGAGTACGGGGACATTCAACAACTATTAGAGCAATCAGTAGACGTTATAACTACCTCTAAGACGATTAAAATTTTAGTTGAGCGTATAACGCCAGTAACTATTTTAGTGGATGGAGTAGAAACGTATTCAGAAAATACTTACGAAATCTTAATAAATCGAAAGTATTTCGGTTCTCTTTCCGTAGGCGATACTATCAGTTTAGGTGATACGTTTATCGGCAAAATCGTTCCAACCACTTCTACCGTTAAAGTTCAACAAAAAGGTATTGGATTTAAAGTAGGACAATTGATACCGATACAAACTGAGAATGGGTATGGTTCTGTAGTTAAAATTTCCAGCGTAGATTCAGTCGGCGGTATTAAAACTATACAATTTATTAAATATGGTATTGGGTATGATACGGATATCATACAAACAATTGTAGCCGATTCTAAGGAGGAATCTACATTACCGCCATACGAGGTTAGTGGAAGTCAAATAACTTTTAACGACAACCTTAACGGATTTACCGAACGAGGATTTGTAAATAGAAATAACTACGCAGTAAGTGCTTGGGATGGTTCTTATGCGGGAGAAGTTTTAGCTCAATTTTCTTCTTCTAACTCAGGGGTTCTAGAAAATCCTGAAGACGCTGCTATTATAAAAATTACTTTAGGTGGCGTGGCTAAGTATCCTGGATTCTACAAAAATAACGACGGCTTCTTAGACGACGATATCTACATTCAAGACAGCAAGTATTATCAAGCTTTTTCTTATGTTATTAAAATTGATGAGCGTATTGAAGACTTTAAATCAGCCGTTAAAACCCTACTTCACCCGAGCGGTATGGCAATGTTTGCCGAGTATGGTATTGTAAACAATTTTGATATTAGCGTTACCCTAGAATCTATGATTAAGGTGTTGGCTTTAACGCTTAGAGATGAGTATATTATATCGGATAGTATCAGTAGTATTACTTTTAGTAAATCAATAGAACCCGATTTTATATACGCTACTGACTATACGCAGGTAGGGTTTAATAAAATTTTGGTAGATGCTTTAGATTATTTTTCTGACTCTAGCATTATATCTTTTAATAAAGCTTTAGAAGATACCATTACTCAAGATGAAGACTTACTATTTTCAATAGATAAAGCATTAGAAGACTCGATACCAACAACCGATTCTACGACGTATATTGTTAATAAAGCATTAGAAGATACTCAATCGGTTTCCGATAGCAATAGCATTTATGTTAATAAAGCATTAGAAGATACTCAATCGGTTTCCGATAGCAATAGCATTTATGTTAATAAAGCGGTAGATAATTCTACATTTTTAAACGATGGCGTTACCGTCGACGATAATAATACTTTCTTATCCGATACCATAAACAGTACGGATGTTGAAAAATATGTAAACGATACAGAACTAAACTTAAATGCTCCCGAATTTACCTCTAATACCGACCAAGGTAGCGGAACGTACGGTAATTACGTTATGAAATTGTTTGGTAGAAGTTATACATCTTCTTTTGTCGATAATAGACTTTTTGGTATGATTGTTAGAGGTGCCGCCTCTAGCGAATCGGAAATATTTTTTACCGAAAACTATATTAAAAGTAAAATAACTAAAGAAACTTCTGCGTTCGATCCATCATATCTATTCGCTTCTGGCGAACAAGGCGCATGGTACGACCCTTCTGATTTATCGACCATATTTGCCGATAAAGCTGGAGAAATACCGATAACTTCTATATCTAGTAACTCTAGGGTAGCTAGAATAAATGATAAAAGCGGTAGGGGTAATCACATGATAATTGATAGTACCAACACTAGCTTATTTCCTGGAATTAGTTGTAGAGTAAATACGTTAAATTCCACAAATACTTTACCTTCGCAATCTATTTCGGTTAAATCTACGTTATACGTTTTATCGTTTAGCGGTTCTGGTAGTATATCTATGACTGGAGCAAATTCTGGATTTTATACCGCAGGAACTTATATTATAACTTGTATTGCAGGTAATTTGACGGTAAATGTTGTTGGGTCAGTATTAAATGCTGATTTAAGGGAAAAAGTATTTTCCAATTCAAATATACCCGAATATCAATCCGTCGCATCTTCTGGGGTAACTTATGATACTGTTGGGTTTCCTGTTTATATAATTGTTAGATATAGTACCGCCAGCGTATTTAGAACTACTAGCTCAGTAGATTTTACTGGAACCGATAAAATTACTATAACGGCTGGAGTAAATAAACTTACCGATAGCGCATCGGGTATTTTATTAGAGTTGAGTGAACAATCTGATATTAACGATGGAACATTTATGTTAGGGGCTTCTTGGAGTTCTACTGATTATTATGGGTTCAGAAGTAAGGGAACAATTTCTTCTGTCGTTAAAACTAACGATGAATCACTATTAGCACCTAATATTGCTGTAGTTAGCGCAATAGGCGATATAGCGAATGACATAGCTAAGATAAAAATTCAACCAATTATCCCATTAAATATAAGTGGTAGTGATGATAATAACATATATACAACAGAATATATTAGAAATACGATAGATAAAGTAATAGATGAAAATTCTATATTGAACGATGAAGTAACTTTAGAAAATTCTACCGCAACTATTACTGACTCACCTATTATACAAACAACTAAATATATTGAAGATACCGCTTATTTGGGAACAGAAAGCGGTTCGATTAGAATAAACGCTTACGCTCAGTCTGACGATTGGGACTCCGAGGTATATTCTAATGTTAGATATCCCCTCTTTAACTAGGAAAACTATGAACATTAACGAAGACTTAAAAATGAAAGGTGAATTATCTATCACCGTTCGAAATCAAGAAGGTAAACTAAAAGAGACTATCGTAGTCCCTAACTTAGTAGTCACAACAGGTAAATCTTACGCAGCTAGTCGTATGGTCGGTACTTCTTCTACCGTCATGAGTCATATGGCAATCGGTACTGGAACTGCTTCCCCAGTCGTTGGCGATACCGCCCTCGGCACCCAAGCTGGACGTGTTTCCTTATCCGCTTTCACCGCAGCCGCCAACGCTATTACCGCTACTGCTACTTTCCCTGCGGGTACGGGTACTGGTGCTATCACTGAAGCGGGTATTTTTAATGCCTCTTCTGGTGGTACTATGTTATGTCGCACAACCTTCCCTGTTGTAAATAAAGCTGCTGGCGATTCTATTTCTATCAGCTGGGTTATCACTGTAAGCTAATCGTAAATAGAAGTTATACACATGTCAAATTCTTCCTTATTAAAATCAACTCTACACAATACAATCGCAGAAGGATTGTATAACGAGATTTCCCAACAACAATCTCGGTATTACTATTTTTTAGGTAAGACTTTGACTTGGGATAACGATGCGTTACCACCATTTCCTACCGATTCCTTCAAATACGAAATAGATACTCGTAGCGATATTATCACTATGAAACAGATTAAACCTACAGATGTTTCGTTTGTTATACCTAGAATTGATTGGGTTTCGGGTAACGTTTACGATTCGTATGATGACGATTATTGCTCAGAAGTTATTGGTATAGACTTAATCAGTGGAGGAGCGAATTATATCGCTACCCCTAAAGTCTATATCGGTAGCACGGGTTCTGTTACTTGGGCTGCTTCTACCGCCTACGCTATTGGTGATATGTTATCGGTAGGCGGTAGATATTATATGGTAAATGGGGAAGGTACTTCTGGAACTTCCGCCCCTACCCATACTAGCGGTAATGCTACTAATGGTACTTGTTCTTTAAAATACGTTGTAGTAGATAACGGAGGCGGAACGGGTGCTACGGCTACTTGCTCGCTTTATGCGGGTGCTGTTGTAGAGGTTAATGTAACTAATCGAGGTACAGGCTATACGAATAAGCCTACGGTAACCATAGCGGATAATAACGGCGAATCGGCTCATGCGGATTCCGTTATCGGTATATCGGCTACTGGTAAGCTTAAGATGGAAGATTGTTTATTTTACGTTATTACGGAAGATAACAATATATACGTCTGTCTAAACAATAATGGAGGTGCACCGTCTACGGTTGCTCCTATTGGTACTTCTAGCTCAGCTAATACATACTCAGACGGATACGTTTGGAAATTCTTATTTACGATTCCTATTTCTTTAAGAAATAAATTCTTAACCGAATCTTATATTCCTGTTACTACCGCCCTCAAGAATCAATTCTATTCTGGCGGTACTATACAAGCTGTTCGTATTGATAATGGCGGTACTGGATACACTGGTGCTACTATATCGGTACAGGGTGACGGCTATCAAGAGGCTAACCCGCTATTCATTACAGACGTTCAAATAGATACCCAAGGTAGCGGATACACTTCAGCTTCAGTCGCTTTTGAACCGCCTATTTCTGGGGCTTCAGTTTGGAACGCAGAAACTTCAGTCATATCAGGCCAATACCTATCTTATAATAATAACATTTACCGAGTAGAAATATCGGGCGTTACGGGTGTTACCGCTCCTACACATAGATATGAAATAGCTAGTAATGGGACGAGTGCTTTAAAGTTCGTTGGTTCTACTGCCACCGCTACCGCTACCGTTTCAGCGGGTAAAGTAACCGATATTACATTGTATGGCTCTTTACGAAGAATAGATTTAGTTTCTTTTGGTTCTGGATACCTTACCGCTCCGACAATAAGTTTTAGTGGTGATGGGAGCGGAGCTTCAGCGGTAGCCATATTACAGAACGGTTCAGTCATATCCGCAGAAATCCTAGATCCAGGCGTAGACTATACGGAAGCCCCCGATATTACGATAGGCACTAGCTGGACGGCTTCTACCGCTTTGAACGCTAACGACCAAATATTCGCTAGCAATAGGTTATATACCGTAACAATAGCGGGTACAACGGGTTCCACCGCCCCTACTCATACTAGCGGTTCAGCCACCAACGGAACAGCAACTTTAGCTTACGCTGGAGAAGCAGCCACTGCGGTTTGTTTAATTAAGTATGGTGCGGGATACTCCAAGACGCCAAGTATAACTATAACGGGTGATGGTACTTTAGCTACCGCTTCAGTTTCTACAGTTAAGTCTGAAGCTCGTATTATTCCTATTATATCTAATAGCACTATGGGGTCTTTGTGGACTCCGACGACTTCTTATGTAAAGGGTCAATACGTTTGGTATGGTACTAACTTATATCAAGTAATTGTAGGCGGTACAACGGGTTCCACAGCCCCAATACACTCTGCGGGAATGGTTACTTCGGGTTCTACGGTACTTAAATACTCCTCGACCTTCGGTTCTATTGTTGGTGCTCGTATTTTGGACGGTGGCGTCGGGTATTCTTACGCTAACGTCAGCTTAAACGGCGACGGAGAAGAAGCTTCCGTTTCTATTGATTTAAGTATCGGTAATATCGACACCCAACAAGCTAACATCGAATTATTGACAATTGACGGAAGTATTTCTTCTATTCCTGTGGTTTCTGGCGGATACGGTTACACTAATGCTACGGTTACTATTGTTGGGGACGGTAGCGGTGCTACGGGGCAAGTCGTTATAGATCCGGAAACGGGTCGTGTTACTAAAATTAACGTTACTAATGCGGGTAGCGGGTATCGTTGGGCTTATGCTACTATCGTAGGAAATATAGATGCTTATGGGGCTTCGGCTCGTGTGGTTATATCTCCTTATGGCGGTATGGGTAAAGAAGCTATCAACAACCTATACGCTAGAACGTTAATGTTTTATACTAATATTTCTAACGATAAAAACCAAGGCTTCAATATCAATAACGACTACCGTCAAATTGGTGTTATTAAGAATCCTAGAAAATACGGCGAAGCTTCTTCTTTAGTGGATACCTTAGCGTCAGCGTGTTGGGTAATTAGTTCTACAACTGATGTTGGAATATTCCCTGCGGATACTTTACTAAATATGGTAGGGGATAACTCTCCTAGATTTAGAATTGTAGCTAACACAGGAACAGCAATTCTTTTACAATCTTTGGATAATGCGGTTCCTACCGCAAATAGCGAATTTGCTAAAGCTAATTCTACAATTCCTTATTCCTTTACGGCGACTTCTGTAACTCCACCGTCCGTAGATAAATATTCTGGAGATTTACTTTATATCGACAACAGACAAGCGTTTACGCCTACACAAGACCAAGCTGTTACGATGAGAACTGTTATTCGGTTTTAATAAAAATAACCAATTAGGACAATATACCCGATGTTAGATAACAACCAATTCAATACCGAACCGTATTATGACGACTTCGATGAGAATAAGAAGTTTTATAAAATTCTTTTCCGACCTGCCGCAGCGGTACAGGCTAGAGAATTAACCCAATTACAAACTGTACTCCAGAATCAAATTAAACGCCAAGGCGACCACCTCTTTAACCAAGGAGCGATGGTAATTCCAGGACAAATGTCTATTGATACTAAAGCTGACTATGTAAAATTAGAAGCTTCGTACGCTGGCGTAGTTACCGAAACGTTTATTGAAAATTTAAAAGGGACTCGTGTAGTCGGAACTAGCGGTATTGTAGCCGAGATTATCGACATTGCGCACGCTGAAGGTACGGATTACACTACCATTTACGTTCGCTATGTAAATTCTGGTACTGATACAGTAACTAAAAAGTTCGCTAATGGCGAGATTATCGCCACTGAAGATTTAACATACGCTGTACAAGCTATCGCTTCTAACGCTACTGGCGTGGGTTCTATCGCCTCTATTCAACGTGGCGTTTATTACGTTAATGGATACTTTGTATTATGCGAAACTCAATCCATTCTGTTAGAGAAATACTCCGCATCGCCTTCTTATAGAATCGGTCTTAACGTTGTAGAATCTATAATTACGCCTGAAGATGACGAGACTATTTTAGATAACGCTCAAAATAGTTACAATTACGCAGCTCCAGGAGCTCACCGCTACTTTATCGACTTAGTTTTAAGTAAACGTTCTTTAACGGATACCGAAGATAGCGGATTTATCGAGTTAGCTCGTGTAGATGAAGGTAGCGTTAAGAAGCAAGTACGCACTACCGATTATGCTATTCTTGAGCAAACTATGGCTCGTCGTACATACGATGAATCGGGCGACTATACGGTTAATTCCTTTGAAATTGACGTAAGAGAACATAGAAATAATAACCGTGGTACTTGGGCTACTGCTACCTCTTACCTAGCGGGAGATGTTGTTGTTAGTGGCGGTAAGACGTATTATGCAAAGAACAGCGGAACTTCAGGTTCTACAGCCCCTACCCATACTATCGGTTCGGCTTATGACGGTTCTGGTACAACTGGCGTACAATGGGAATATAACGAAACCCCATATTACAACCGTGGCGTTTACGTAAACGGAGACGAGGGTAAGTTAGCTATCGGTCTTGAGCCAGGAAAAGCTTACGTACAAGGTTACGAGATTGAGAAAATCGCCACTGAATACGTTGAAGTAGATAAGGCTAGAGTTTTCGCACAGGCGGACGGCTCATTAGTACCTTCTTCTATTGGTAATTACGTATTAGTGACTGGAATTGCTGGGTTACCGAGCGTAAACTCTTTCGAGACCTTATCCCTATACAATAGAACTACAACTAGCGGAGTCCCATCAGGAGCAACCCTTTTAGGTACAGCACGAGTTAAAGCTATCGAATGGGATAGCGGTACGGTAAACTCTTCAAACGGAATTTATAAATTATTCTTATTTGACGTTAAATTAAATTCTGGCGTAGATTTTAACACTAAAGTTAAGTCTTTTGTAAGTAGTTCTTTCTCAGCTAATATAAGCCCAATTGTAACCCAATTAATCGGCTCGGTTAGTCAATCAGGCACAACTACCGTAACGGGTAACGGAACATCTTTCCAAACCGATTTAGTCGTAGGCGATTATGTTTATTTACAAAATACCCTAGCTAGAGTAGCGACTATCGTTGATCAACAAACTATGACCGTAGATAGTTCTAACACATTAGCTGGAGTTCCGATTTCAGTTATTTCCACTGAAATTAAAGAACCCGATAGCTCTTCTTTAATATTCCCGCTACCATATTACGCTATTAAGTCTTTACGCAGTTCTATCAACACTAACGATACTACGTATAGCGTATATGAACGATTCACAGGAACTACTACTGGTTCTGGTCAATTAACCGTTACCACCGCTTCAGGCACTTTCGCTTCTACTGATGAGAACGATAATTATATTATCACCTTAGATTCCACGGGAGCGGTACTAAGCCCATCTTCCGCAGTTCGTTCGGGGTCTTCTGTAACTTTCCAATTAGCTAATAACAATGCTGCGTGTACAGTGATTGGGGCGGTTACTAAAACGGGTTCTACCAGCACTGAAAAATCTAAGACTTTAGTAACCGCAACTACAACTATAACTACCGAACAACTAGCGAAAAGCGGTGTTATTAGTTTAGGTAAGGCGGATTGTTACCGAGTATTGAGCGTTAATATGAAGGACGGGTCTTTCGCTTCTCCTTCCGGAACTTATTCTAACGACATTACCGATAGATTTGAGTTCGACGACGGTCAGCGAGACACCCATTACGATATCGGTACTTTAACGCTTAAGTCCTCATACGCTGCCCCTAGTGCTCCAATTCAAATTACGTTTGAGTATTTTACCCACTCATACGGAGATTATTTCTCTGTAAATTCTTACCCAGCCAACGTTCCTTATGGTAATATTCCATCGTATCGAGGTTATCCGTTAAGAGATTGTTTAGATTTTAGACCTCGTATTAACGATGACGGGTTGACTTTTAGTAGCGGTGGAGGAACTTTAATTCCTAAACGTGGTACAGATATTATCTCTGACTTTACGTATTACTTAAGTCGTACTGATAAAATCGCTATTGACTTTACGGGTAAGTTCTTTAAGATTGACGGAGTTTCTTCGTTAAATCCAGGCGTTCCTGAAGACGCTAAACTTAGTATGTCTCTATACACTTTAGAGTTAGAGCCATACACATTCGGAACTACAAGCAATAACGTAAAAGTTAATAAGATTGATAATCGTAGATATACGATGAGGGATATTGGTAAACTTGAACAACGTATCAATACCTTAGAATATTATACTTCTTTATCGCTCCTAGAACAAGAAACTTCTTCTTTATCTATTAAAGACGCAGACAACTTAGATAGATTTAAAAACGGCTTTATCGTAGATAATTTTACTGGGCATAACGTTGGTGACGTAGGTTCTCCCGATTATATGTGTTCCATAGATATGGAGAATGGCGAATTACGCCCATTCTTTACTATGAAAAACGTTAATATGATTGAGAAAAATTCTAACGATACTGACCGAGATTCGGCTGGTTACCAAGTAACTGGTGATGTTATAACGTTACCTATTCTAGAACACGCCCCTTTAGTAACACAAGCATACGCTTCCCGCACAGAGTTCGTAAATCCGTACGCTATCTTTACATTCTTGGGTGACGTTAGATTAACTCCTTCTTCCGATGAGTGGTTTGACGTAGACCGTAGACCTGATATTCTTAAGAATGAAGAAGGAAACTTCAATATAGCGTATATGATGGCTGATCAGGCTGGCGTATTAGGTACTGTATGGAACGCATGGCAGACCCAGTGGACTGGGACGCCGATTAGTGTAGATGGTACTAAAAAGACGTACGAAGCTAGGGCTGAGGGTGCTTGGCCGAAGGCGGAAAAGGGAGCTATCCAAATTTCCGTAGCCGAGGCGGATAAACGCTTTGGTAAGTTATCGGGTCGCACACGTCCGCTGCGTCGTATCGTTACCGAAACCGTAGCTACCAAGGTTGGTAAATCTAGAATTGGTACTAAAACTAGCATTATCGCTAAGATTGATACTAAGGTGGTTGAGGATAAGGTATTATCTACCGTGTTTATCCCTTACATTCGTTCTAGAAACATATTAGTACAGATTAAAAAATTAAAACCAAATACTCGTTTCTATGGCTATTTCGATAACACGCCTATTTCAGAATTTTGTACACCAGCTTCGAAAATCGAATACACTGGTACTTCTGGCGCATTCCTTGACGATACTAATGTGGGTGGCTTGGCTACTGAGCCTACTCGTAGGGTAGACGGAGATACCCAAAGTTGTTTGACTAGGGGTGATGTGGTTACGGGCGGTACTTCTGGAGCTACAGCTGTTGTAGTTGGTAAAGAATTTAATCCTAACATAAATAAAACTTCACTTTTCGTAGCTAACGTTAAGGGAACTTTCGTATCGGGCGAGACTATTACTGGTAACGTAAGCACAGCGACTGGTACTATTACAGCGTTAGAAATCAATACTAAAGGTTCGGCTTTAACTACTAACTTTAGTGGCGACTTGAATATGCTTTTCGCTATTCCTAACACCGATATGACACGTTTCCGTACAGGTATTCGTGAGCTTAAGTTGATAGATAATAACGTTGCTACAGGCGAATTCTCCTCTAGAGCACGTGTTAATTACTCAGCTCAAGGTATTTTAGAAACTAAGCAAGCTACCGTACTTTCTACTCGTAACGCACAATTAGTTGAAGAACAGTTAATTGAAAATAACGTTATTGTCGAGACTTCTGAGCGTGTAGTGTCTGATACTGGTTGGTATGACCCCTTGGCTCAAACTTTCTTAGTTGAGTCTACTGGCGGAGCTTTCTTAACTAAAGTTGATTTATTCTTTGCTTCTAAAGACGCTAACGTCCCTGTTTCTATCGAAATTCGTGAAGTAGTAAACGGCTACCCAGGAAAGCGTATTTTACCTTTCTCTAAGGTTTCTAAGCAATCTAGCGAAGTAAACTTATCTTCTACTACGGTAATTGACGGCGAGGGCGTAGAATACCCTGACTTTAATACGCCTACAACGTTTGTATTCTCTAGCCCAGTTTATGTACAGAACAATGGTGAATACGCTTTAGTTGTTCAATCGGATTCTAACGCTTATAAGATTTGGATATCCCAAATGGGCGATACGGTTCCAGGGTCTTCCAGAACCATATCTGAACAACCGTATAACGGGGTTATGTTTAAGTCTCAAAACGCTTCTACTTGGACTGCTGATCAGAACCAAGATATGAAGTTTACAATATACCGTGCGAAATTTGATACTTCAAGCGTAGGTAATGTAGAGTTTGTTAATGACGTTTTACCGTTAGATACTTTAGAAATTGACCCATTTGAGACTAAAGCAGGTACTAATTTAGTTAGAGTTTGGCATAGAGACCACGGAATGCCTAGTGGGTCAAATGTTGTTATTTCAAACGCTTCGGCTGCTGACGTGAACGGTATTCCTAGTGAAGAGTTATACGATACCCATGAAATCGCTAACGTTACTAACGACAGCTATACAATAACGGTTTCTACCTCAGCTACTTCTTCTGGATATGGTGGCGGTAGTACGGTTAAAGCGACTAAGAATATTCAATACGACGTTATCCAACCTCAAGTTCAAACTCAATCGTTCTCAGATACTTCTATCTCTTATAAGATTAAAACTGTTAGCGGTAAGTCTAATAATGGAAACCAAACGCCTTATACAATGGATAGTTCTTACAGTTCAGTATTAGCGAATGAAAACAATAACTTCTACTCACCTCGTATGGTAGCTTCTGAAATTAACGAAACTACTAAGTTAGGTGGAAATGATTCGTTAGCTTTCTCTGTACAATTAGCTTCTTCTAATGATGCGTTGTCGCCTGTTATTGATACTCATAGAACTTCAGTTATCGCTATTTCTAACAAAATTAACGCTCCTGCTGAAACTAATACCAACGTAGCAGCGTTAGACTCAAACTTATTATTTACAGGTGCTACTGGTGCGTATAGCTTCTCGGGTTCTACTATTACTACTACTAATGCTGATGTGTTGGCTTGGTATGATACTATTGTGGTTGGTAATTATATTACAGTGGCTAACGCTACGACTGCTGGAAATAACGGGACTTATTTAGTTACTTCGGTTACTAATAACGGAACTACTGGTGTTATAACTGTTAGCGGTAAAACGTTTACTTCTGAATCTGCTGCAAGTACCACTTCGGTTACTTCTAGAGTAGCGTTCTTTGATGAAATTACGCCTATGGGAAGCTCATCTATTAGTAAATACGTTTCTAGAGCGATTAACCTAGCCACTCCTTCTACTTTCTTAAGAGTTCGTTTGGCTGCTAATATTCCTCCAGAAGCCGAAGTATTAGTATATTATAAAACCAGTTCCGCTGGCGCAGTGAGCGACTTCTCTGATATTAACTGGGTTTTGAGTAATCCTGATTCTAGTATAGTTAGAGTAGAGAACGGGGATCAATCGTTCTACGATATCGACTATTCTGAAGACAACCTAGTACCTTTTGATTCTGTGGCTGTTAAATTAGTTATGCGCTCTACTAACTCTTCAGCGGTTCCAAGAATTAAAGATTTAAGAATTATCGCTTGTGCTTAATTTATGACTCAATTTTTAAAAGTTGAAGGAAACGATAGCTTGGTGCGTGACGTTAGCACCAAGGCTATCATTAACACTAATAAGTCTGAGTATGAAAATTACATAAGACAGAAAAAGATAGTCGGCGAACGAAAAGCTGAGATAGAGCGTCAGAATATAGAAATAAATAGTATAAAAAGCGAGTTATCTGAAGTCAAGTCTTTATTGATGACTTTAATCGCTAATAGCCAAAAATAAGGAAAACGAATGGCAACAATAACGCTACGCAGTGTAAAGGGGTCGCCTCTTACTAATGATGAAGTAGATGCTAATTTTAATAATCTGAATGTTGAATTAGGTACTAAGCTATCCGCTTCAAGCTATACTGCTTCAGACATTTTAACAAAATTGAAAACAGTAGATGGTTCGGGGTCGGGTTTAGACGCTGATACGCTAAGGGGTCAGAAGTTCTATACCGTATCTCCAGGAGCTTTTGTCGCTTCTGCGGTATCTAGAGAATCCAACACATCAACCGTTTACACCGCAAGTGCTCACGGTTTTAGTGTAGGTGATACGGTTAATGTATTCGGTATCGCTCCTAATACTTTTAATGGAACCTTTACCGTATTGAACGTTCCTAATACAACTAGCTTTACATATACGCAAAACGGAAAGCCGAATGTAAGCTACTCGGCTCAAACAAACGGTAGGTGTTATAAAACGATAACAGAAGCTAGTATTCCCGATAGGGATATAAATGGAACTTTATCTTCACCAACTCTAGTCGCCTTAACCACTTACTCGAATTTAATCGGTAACGTTACGGGCGATTTAACGGGTAATGTAAACGGTAATGCGTCTAACGTTTCTGGGGTGGTTGGTGTATCTAATGGTGGAACGGGCGGAACTACCGCATCCGAAGCTAGAGCTGGATTGGGTTTAGGGTCTTTATCTACGCAAGCCTCTACCGCTGTGTCTATTACGGGTGGTACGATTACAGGCTTGACTAACGCTTTGGCCATTGGCGATGGCGGAACTGGAGCGAATAACGCTACTACTGCTAGGGTAAATTTAGGTTTAGGTAACGTCACTAATGAATCTAAATCGACTATGTTCACTAATGCTTCTTTATCTGGAACTACTTCAATTGTGAATTTAGGTGTTTCCGGAGAAATAATAGTAACAGGAAATTCTACCTTAGCTTCTTTATCCGCAACTTCTGCCTCTGTAGGTTCACTGACCGCTTCTAATAGCATATCAGATAGTAAAGGCGATGTTAGGAAGGTTCCTACAAACGCCCAATCTTCTCCATATACGCTTATCGCTACGGATAAAGGTAAATCTATTATAGCTGAGAATACAGTAACTATACCTAACAACGTATTCTCTGCAGGAGATGTTGTTACTATTTTCAATAATACTACAAGCGCAATTACTCTTACTATAGGAACCACATCAGCCTATGTTAGTGGTTCTACTACAAATAGAACTTCGGTATCTTTACGAGGATACGGTTTATGTACCGCATTCTTCGTATCAGCAACATCTTGTATAATTTCAGGAAGTGTATCATAATATGGCAGTCGCATCAAGAGAACAATTAAAACAATACGCACTAAGAGCTTTAGGTTCTCCTGTGGTAGAAATTAACGTAGACGACGTACAACTAGAAGACCGTATAGATGAAGCGTTAGACTATTTCCGCCTGTATCACTACGAGGGTATAGAACGCATTTACATGAAGCAACAAATCAGAGCTTCTGAGATGACTTTGGCCACTGCCACTGCGGAAAGCTTTCCTTTAAGTTCTAATCTAGTGGGTTTAACTTCTGGAGCTACCGCTTTATCCGTTAGGGAAACTACCCGTGCTTCTAGCGGTAATTTGCTTTTGGTTAAGAATGTAAAGGGGACGTTTATTCCAGGAGAAACTATTAGTAATGGTACGGTTACTGCTACTTTAGGTTCTATAACTCTTAGAGAATACGATAACAAATACTTAAACATAGACGACTGGGTATATGGTATTACTCGTGTTATCCCTTTCGTACAAGCTTCTTCTTCTAAAAACCTTTTTGACGTTCAATATCAATTACGGTTAAACGACCTTTACGATTTAGCCTCTACGTCTATTGTGTATTATAAAACCGTTATGAGCCACTTGGCTATGTTAGACCTTGAGCTCAATGGGCATCCGACTTACAGGTTTAACCGTTTAACTAATAGGCTGTATTTGGATATTAACTGGGAAACCGATATTCCTCTTGGCGATTATATGGTAGTAGAAGCGTATAGAGCGTTAAATCCAGTCGATTTTACCAAGATGTTTAACGAGCCGTGGCTTAAGCATTACGTTACAGCGTTGTTCAAGAAACAATGGGCTACCAATATTAAGAAATTCTCGGGTATCCAGCTTCCTGGCGGGGTTACGCTAGACGGAGATAAATTGTACGCTGAGGCGTTAGCTGAAATTGGCGATTTAGAACGCGATATGCTTACAAAGTCTGCCCCACTAGAGTTCTTCTTGGGTTAAGACTTATGGCTACAAATCCTTATTTTACCCACGGTACTTCAAACGAACAAAATCTAGTAGAAGCTATGATTATTGAGTCTTTGAAGATGTATGGGAATGATGTTCAATATATTCCTAGAAGTTTAGCCTCCAAAGACGAGATTTTAGGCGAGGATAGGCTTAGCCGTTTTCAACACGCTTACCCTATTGAGATGTATTTCGAGAACGTAGATGGTTTCGGCGGTCAAGGGTCTTTTATACAAAAGGTTAGTTTAATGATTGAACAAACCGCTACCCTAATCGTCGCTCGTAAACGTTGGGAACAGCTTATAGGCGTACACGGTACAACTACCATTCCAACTAGACCTAACGAGGGCGATTTAATCTATTTCCCACTTACGGGCGGTTTATTTGAAATTAAATTCGTTGAACATAAAGACCCTTTTTACCAATTAGGTAAACTATACGTCTATAAGCTACAAATTGAATTGTTTCAATATGCTTCTGAACGAATGGAAACTGATGTGCCCGCTATTGATGTTTTTGAGTCGTTGAAAACTTACGATGTAAACCAAACTCCAGATATAGATGTAGTAGAATCTTACGGGGATAATAACTCCTTCAAAGACCAAGCTTCTTCTTTTGTGGTAGATACTAATAATCCGCAAGGAGATATTTAACAATGTTATCGGGAAGCGTATTCTACCACGGACTAATCCGTAAAACTATTGTGTCTTTTGGGGCTTTGTTTAGCTCCATTTATATAGACCGAAAACAGGGCGACTCGGTAACGGGAACCACCGTTCAACGCCTTCAAGTACCAATTAGCTACGCTCCTAAAGAGAAGTGGTTAGTGAGGACAGATTCTGACCCAGATTTAACAAAATCAACTTACACCACACTACCTAGAATGTCGTTTGAAATAACGGGCTACAACTACGACACCTCTAGGAAGCTTAATAGAAATAACACTATAACTTGCGGTAAGAGTGATGGTACGGTTTCTTACGTACAATCGCCCGTACCCTATAATATAGATATAAAGCTTTACGTAGTTACTAAAACTCAGGAAGACGCTTTCCAGATTATAGAACAAATACTACCCACATTCTCACCCGAATATACGCTCGCTTTAGGTATTATACCGTCTATGTCTATTGTGCAGGACGTACCCGTGGTGCTTAATAGTATATCGGTGAACGATGAGTATGATGGTAGCTTCGAGGAAAGACGCTTTGTTACACATACGCTAAGTTTCACAATTAAAATGAACCTATACGGTATGGTACATAATACGGGTACTGGCATTATTGAGACAGTTATAGCTAACCTAAGTACCAAAAGTACGGGCGAAATACAAGAAACTTATACCGCTCATGGCGATGCTGCCACAGGACAAATAACCAACGAAGGTTGGGAAAGTACACTATAACGTATTATGGCTAGATTATACAACTCAAACCCGAAATTAAAATCAATCGGCATTAAACAATCCTTTACTAAACCCCAATTAGTAGAGTATTTAAAGTGTCAAGAGGATCCGATTTACTTTATTGAAACGTATTGTAAAATTATTTCTCTTGACCACGGTTTAATACCCTTTAAACTATACGATTGTCAGAAAAAGAAGGTTAAGATTATCCACGAGAATAGGAAAGTTATTCTTATGGAAGGTCGCCAACAAGGTAAAACCACTACTTCGGCAGCGTATATTTTGTGGTACACGTTGTTTCAGGAAGATAAAACCGTTGCTATTTTAGCGAATAAAGCTACCTCGGCTAGAGAGGTACTTTCCCGTTACCAATTGATGTACGAAGAACTGCCTAGTTGGATGCAACAAGGTATTACGGGTTGGAATAAGGGTGATATTATTTTAGAAAACAATTCTAAAGTATTCACCTCACCCACTACGGCTTCAGGTATTCGGGGTAAATCGGTTAATATGCTTTATGTGGACGAAACCGCTATTATCCCTAATACCCTAGCCGACCAATTCTTCGCTTCTATCACGCCTACTATTTCCGCTGGTAATACTACTAAAATCTTATTAAGTTCTACTCCGATGGGGTATAATCACTTTTGGAAGCTTTGGACTGATGCGGAGAATAAGCGTAATGGATTTGTTAATTTGTTTATCCCTTATTGGGAAATCCCAGGACGTACGAAAGAATGGGCGGACGAACAGAAAAGCACTCTGGGTGAAGTTAAATTTAACCAAGAGATTTTATGTAACTTCCTAGGTTCTTCTTTAACTTTGATTGGTGCGGATACTATCGCTAGAATGTCTTTGGCGACTCCAGTTTACACTAATGCCGAGGGTATAGATTTATACGAGTTACCTAAGAAAGATAATAATTACGTTATAGTTGCGGATACGTCTAAGGGTGTGGGTGGCGACTATTCGTGTTTGGTTATTATAGATATTACTGAAACTCCATATAAAATGGTAGGTAAGTATAGAAATAATAAAATTAGTCCGTTATTATATCCTAATATGATTTACCAATTAGGAAAGCAATATAATAACGCTCATGTGTTAATTGAGTTAAACTCCAGCGAACAAGTACCGTACATTTTACAATCGGAACTAGAATATGAGAATATTTTATATGTAAGCCGTGGTAATATGGGTACTGGGTCTCAAGCTATTACGGGCGGTTTCGGTCGTTCGGGTACTAAAACTCAGCTGGGTGTTACTACCGACAAACAAGTAAAACGTCTTGGTTGTCAAAACTTTAAATCTTTGGTAGAAGAAAATAATCTGATAATACAAGATGCGGATGCTATATCCGAGATATCTACGTTTATCGAAAATAGGGGTTCTTATCAAGCCGACGAAGGATACCACGACGATATTGTTATGTGTCTAGTGTTATTTTCGTGGCTTACTATTAACCCTTACTTTAAAGACTTGAATAACGTAAATCTTAGAGATATTATGTATAAAAAGCAGATGCAATTGATTGAGGACGAGCTTACACCATTCGGTAATTATAGCGATGGGTCGCCTCAGACTGAAGTTTTATTAGACTTTTAGAAAACGTTAAACGACTAAATATTATACATTGTAGGGGTTAATACACAATTAAATACCCTATCGAATAAACAAAACAAGGAGAAACTTTATGCCGTTTCAATTATCTCCAGGAGTAGCCATTGTAGAAAAGGACTTGACGTCAATCGTCCCAGCCGTTTCTACTTCTAATGGTGCTTATGCTGGTGCTTTTCAGTGGGGTCCTGTTATGGATCCTACAATTATCGCTTCTGAAAATGAATTAGTACAACGTTTCGGTAAACCGAACGACGCTACCGCTCAATCTTTCTTTACTGCAGCGAATTTCTTAGCTTACTCTAATAGCCTTTTAGTATCTCGTGCCGATACTACAAACCAACGCAATGCGGTTTCGCTTTTAACTGGTTCTGTAGCTAGTGTTACTATGAGTACAGCGGGTTCAGGCTATACTAGCCAACCGACCGTAACTTTTAGTGCTCCGGACGCTGATGGTGGCGTTAATGCTACTGGTACGGCTGTACGTTCTGGTGCTCCAGTATTAACCGTTGCTGTTGCGAATGGCGGTACAGGTTACACTTCAGCCCCAACTATTACGTTCAGCGCACCTCAAGTAGCGGGTGGCGTTACGGCTACGGGTACAGCTGTTGTAGATACTACAGTAGGAAGCCCGACTTTAGGTCAAGTTACTTCTATCACCGTAGATAATGGCGGTTCAGGCTACACTTCAGCCCCTACCGTTACTTTTAATAATGCTGGCTCAGGCGGATCTAATGCAGCAGCAGGCACAATTACTATTGGCACTTCAACTATTACTGGCGTTACTATTGTTACTCCAGGAACTGGTTACGCTACTGCTCCAACTGTTACGATTGCTGGTGGTGGAGCTTCTACGCAAGCTACAGCCGTAGCAACTATCTCGTCTGTTGTTGGTATTAAGATTAAAAATAGCGACGACTACGAAACTAACTTTATCAACGGTTCAGCCTTAATTGGCGAATTCGCTGCTAAGTATCCAGGAACTTTAGGAAACTCTTTACGTGTTTCTATGGCAGATTCTGCTAGTTTCGCTACATGGGCTTATAGAGACGAATTCGATACCGCTCCTAATACTTCTGAGTATGCGAGTACGGTTGGCGGTTCTAATGACGAATTACATATCATTGTTATCGACGAAGATGGTGTATGGACTGGCACTAGAGGTAGTATCTTAGAAAAGTTCGCATTCGTATCTAAAGCTTCTGACGCTAGACAATCTGACGGTACTAACAACTACTACAAAAACGTACTTAACGCTCGTTCTAAGTATATTTGGTGGATGGATCACCCAGTGTTATCGACTAGCGGTACAGCTTGGGGTTCTGAAGCAAATAGCGTTACCTTTAAATCAGCAACTACCGCTATCAGCCGTTCTTTAGTTGGTGGTGTGGACGATTTTACTGTTACTGACGGTAACTTACAAAACGCTTGGGCTCCTTTTGCGGACGACAGCCTTTACGATATTAGCTTATTACCTATGGGTAAAGTATCTTCTACTGTGGCTATCTACATTATCAATAATGTGGTTGAAGCTCGTAAAGATTGCGTAGCATTTGTTTCCCCTGTAAGCGAGAGCAACGAAATTATCATCGGTTCTGGTTCTGACGCTACCGACCAAATCATCGCCTTCCGTAACGAATTACCAAGTACATCTTATGCGGTTATGGACTCTGGATTCAAATACCAATACGACCGTTATAACGACAAATACCGCTGGGTTCCGTTAAATGGCGACGTAGCTGGTTTATGTGCTCGTACCGACTTCACTAACGATCCTTGGTTCTCTCCAGGAGGTTTAAACCGTGGTCAAATCAAGAACGTAGTCAAGTTATCACACAATCCTAGAAAAACCGATAGAGACAATCTCTATAAAAACGGTGTAAACCCTGTGGTTACATTTCCAGGACAAGGTACTGTATTGTTTGGTGATAAGACTCTCTTGTCTAAACCTTCCGCCTTTGATCGTATCAACGTTCGTAGATTGTTTATTGTATTAGAAAAAGCTATCGCTACCGCTTCTAAGTATCAATTATTCGAGTTTAACGATTCGTTTACTCGTGCTCAATTTAAGAATTTGGTTGAACCGTTCTTACGTGATGTACAAGGTCGTAGAGGTATTACTGAGTTCTTGGTTCGTTGTGATGCTAGTAACAATACTGGTGAAGTTATTGACCGTAACGAATTTATCGCTGATATTTTCGTAAAACCGAACCGTGCTATCAACTTCATTACTTTGAACTTTATCGCTACTCGTTCTGGTATTTCCTTCAGCGAGCTTAACGCTTAATTAAAGACAAATTAAAGAAAGAAAATAATGGCAAATATCAACGATTTTAAATCACTTATGTTGGGCGGGGGCGCACGCCCCAACCAATTTCGTGTTATTTTAAGTTTTCCAGCAGACCTTAGTATTTCTACTGGCGTTTTTGCTGCTAAGAAAGCTGAGTTTTTGTGTAGTGCTACCTCCCTTCCAGGATCTAGTATCTCTAACGTAGCAGTAGCTTATAGAGGACGTACAGTAAACTTTGCGGGCGAACGTAGTTTCCAACCTTGGAACGTTACAGTATATACCGACGTAGACTTCGATATTAGAAACGCTATGGAAGAGTGGCAAGGTAAAGTACAAAACTACGCTGCTACTAACGGTGTTACTAATCCCGTATCTTATCAGTCAGATATGCGTGTTGAACAATTAGATCGTAATGGTGCGGTATTGAAGACTTACATCTTCAAAGACGCATTCCCTACAGTAATTGACGCTATTCAATTGAATTACGCTTCAGATAATCAGATTGAGTCGTTCGGAATTACATTCCAATACAACTACTTTACGTCTGAGTCTACTGACCAAGACAATTCTAGAACTAGCTAATATTCGCCTAAATAACAAAGTAATTTGTAAAATATTAGGAGAATGTCTTGGACGTTTTTGGATTTGAAATAAAGAAGAAAAAGCCACAATCCGTAATGGGGAGCGTAGTAACTCCCCCTATGGATGACGGAAGCACTGTCGTTTCGACGGGCGCACACTATGGTACAGTATTAGACGTTGAAGGTATCGTAAAGAACGAGAACGAGCTGATTAAACGCTATCGCGATACGGCGAAATACGCTGATTGCGATGGCGCAATTGACGATATCGTAAACGAGGCTATTATATCTGACGGATTTGAAATCCCAGTTAAAATCAATCTCGATAACGTAAAAGTTTCAGAATCAGTTAAAAAGAAAATACGTGAAGAACACGCTAATATATTAAGACTGTATAAATTTGACTTAAAAGGTCATGATATTTTTAAACAGTGGTATATTGACGGTAGAGCGTATTATCAGATTCTTGTCGATGAAACCGATAAGAAAAAGGGTATTCAAGAATTACGTTACATTGACCCACGTAAGATTCGTAGAATTAAAAACGTAGATAAAGCTCGCTCATCAAAAGGCGTAGAAGTCGTTAAACAGATTGAAGAGTTCTTTCTGTATAATGATAAGGGTATTGTAGCTAACTCAACACAAGGTATAAAACTACCGATAGAATCAGTAGTTTTTTGTCCATCTGGCATTCAAGACGCTGACAATGGTATGATGTTATCAGCGTTACACAAGGCTATTAAACCCGTCAATCAGTTAAAAATGATTGAGGATGCGGTAGTTATCTATCGTATTAGCCGTGCCCCAGAGCGTAGAGTGTTTTACGTGGACGTGGGTAACTTACCGAAATTAAAAGCCGAGCAATACGTAAACGAGATTATGAACAAGTTTCGTAATAAAATCGTTTATGACGCTACTACGGGTGAGACTCGTGACGACCGTCGTCACTTGAGTATGATGGAAGACTTTTGGATGCCTCGTCGAGAAGGCGGTAAAGGTACTGAAATTACTACGCTACCCGCTGGCCAAAATCTAGGTGATATTAAAGATATTGAGTATTTCCAGAAGAAACTTTATCAAGCGTTAAACGTTCCTATGTCTAGGCTTGAGGCTTCTCAAGGCTTTAGTATGGGTAGAGCCTCGGAAATTACTCGAGATGAGATTAAATTCAGTAAGTTTATCGCTCGTTTGCGTAAACGCTTTTCTTTACTATTTTCATCTGCTCTACGAATCCAACTAATCTGTAAGGGTATTATAACCCCAGATGATTGGGAAGATATTGAAATAGATATTACATACGACTACCAACAAGACAACCACTTCAACGAGTTGAAGAATGCCGAGTTGTTACAAAACCGTATAAATATACTACAAACTATTGATCCATTTGTCGGTAAGTATTATTCTACTGATTGGATACGTAAGAATTTATTATTACAATCTCCAGAAGAAATGAAAGAGATTGATAAAGAGATGGAACAAGACTTGATTAAGCAGCAAGAGCTAGAAGCTCAGCAAGCTTTACAACAGCAACAAATGGGTGGTGGAGAACCTCCGCCCAAACAATAACCGCAAGGTTAGGTTTTAACTAAATAAAATAACCACCATAAAAGGAAAGAAAATGTCCAAACAATTAAATGAATTAGACGCGCAAACGCTAGCTAATTATGCAAGAAAAGCTAACTCAGAAATTACAAGACGAGATAAAATATCGGCTACTAGAAGCAAAAACCAAGGTAGTATTGACTCTACATGGGGAAAGGAAAGCGATCAAGCTCGTTTAAATCGCCAAGCTCGTTCAGATAACGAGAGAGAATCTAGTAAAAGAAAAGCTGGAGTTGAGCAAGCTAATAAAAAATTTCAGGCTAAGTTTAGCGATTCTCCAGAAGGCGAAAAAGCTAAGAACGACGTTCGAAGCAAAATTAAAGGGTATAAGGATCGCAGGGGCGAATACCAAGGTAGTGCTGTTGATAGAGCAATATCTAATAAAGATAAAATTAGAAACTTAGCTCAACAAGCTACCCTCTCAGGAACTGAACATAGTAAAAAAAGTTTAGACTCTGAACAAATAAGGCAAGCTAAAGATAAGATGAAAGATATCTCAGCAGTAGATACCGTTAAAGATATGGCTAAAGGCGTTAAAGACGTAGCTAAAAAAGGATATTCTGCTGCCAAATCTGGTTTAAGTTCTTTAAAGAAACGTGTATTCGGCGAAGAATATTACGAAGATTTAGACTACCGTTACACTGTTATTCCGTTATTGGATTCTTTAATGGAAGGTAATTCTACCGATATTAAGCACGCTTTTAACGAAGCTGTAGCGCACCGAATTGAACACGCTATGTTACACGCTCGTTTACGTATCGCTGAAGAAATCGAATTAAACGAATTAAATAAAAGCACTTTAAATAGTTATCGTAGTAAAGCTTTAGCGATGGCTAATAAAGCTGGTGCTACTGCTAACGCTTCAGATAGCTCAGCTTTATCTAGAGCTGGTAAAAATGAAAGAACTAATGTTCCATATAAAGATTTCAACTACAGCCCAGGAGAATCTAAACGTTTAGCCGACTTATCTAAGAAAAGATTTGCCGGAGCAGCTCAAGCTCGTCGTAAGGGTGCCACAGACGGACAGTAAGAAAGTCCAGCTGGTCAACTGTAATATATAACAGATAATAGTTTACAAGTTTGGCGGGTCACTCGCCAAACCTCAAACTTATTTAACAGAGAAGATAATAAATGATCCAATTAAACGAATTTTTAGAAAAAATGAGTTTCTACGGCGAACGCTTAGACGAAGCTGGATTCCGTGCTTCGGGTTCTCCGGCAGCTGCTAGTAAGTTGCGTAAAATGGATAAGAACGATCCTAACGACGATAATTCTTACAATACTCCAGAAGAAGCTAAAGCTATTCATGCTGCGCTAATGAAACAATTAGAACAGAAACGAAATGACCCAAATAGACCTCACGCTGTACATATAAACGGTAAGCGTTGGAAAGAATTTGGCACTAAGGCTCACGCTGAAAACGTAGCTAAGAAAATCCCAGGAGCTATGGTTCGCCCAACATAAAATATGGCTAAGACTATCTTAAAAAACACAGTTCAAGAATCCGTAGTGAAAATTACGGGTATCGGCACCGAAACCATCGGTATCGCAACGGACGTCTTATCGGATAGTCAAGCACTATCTGGTAGCACACAAACCGTGAATATCGTAGCAATGCGGTACTCAGGTTTAGCATCCTCAGTAATTACCGTCACACGCAATTCAGTGGTAGTTTCTTCTTTCTCAGCCGAGGGTGAAGGTACTATTAACTTTATCGGTGAAGGTTTTATAGAGTCCACATCAAACACTAGCGACATTGTAGTAGCTATTTCCGGAGCCAACGCTCAACTATACATGACTTTGAGAAAAGCCAGTGGTTACGCTCCTAAAGTAGAAAATGCTACATATGGAGCTTATGACGATCCAACTAGAATCGGTGCTAGCACCACTCTAAGCGGTAGTCCAGATAAGGTATAAATAAGATGAAACTTATTAGAGAAGTTCACGAAACGGTGAACTTAATTACTGAGGCTTCGGCGAATGGCAAGAAAAATTACTTCATTGAAGGCGTTTTCTTACAATCTGAGCTAAAGAATCGTAACGGTAGAATGTATCCTGAACATATCATGGATAGAGAAGTAAACCGTTACATGATGGAATCGGTACAGAAGAATAGAGCTTACGGCGAGTTAGGTCACCCATCTAATCCCTCTATCAATTTAGATAGAGTCTCTCACATAATTACTAACCTCCGTAAAGAGGGTACTAATTACGTTGGTAGAGCTAAGATTTTAGAAACCCCCATGGGAAATATTGCTCGTGGTCTTTTAGATGGCGGAGCTAACTTAGGCGTTTCTAGTAGGGCTTTAGGTACTTTAGCACCGAATAATGAGGGCGTACAGATTGTACAAGACGACTTTATGTTATCTACTGCTGCGGATATCGTAGCCGACCCTTCAGCACCAGACGCTTTCGTACGTGGTATTATGGAAAACAAGGAATGGACGTTTGTAGACGGTAAATACGTTGAACGTCATATCGAAGAAGCTAGGGCTAATATAAGAAAAACTTCGTCTAGAAATTTAGATGAAGCTATGATGTTAGAATTTGCTAAGTTTCTACGACATATAAGTTTCTAAGAGAAATCGCATAAATACTAAATAAATATAGAACTATCCCAGTTAGGAGAAAAGAATGTCAATTGAACAAAAGATCGCTGAAATTTTAGCCGAAGGTCGTTTAAACGAAGAAGAAGCTAAACCGCCAGCATATACACAAAACCCAGATAACGCTAGAAATAACGTTGATCGCCAAGATATCGCCACAGGCGGTACAAGTAAAAAAGCTAACCGTGCTACTAAAGGCGCATCAGCTCCAGAGGCTAACCATTTAAAAGGAAGTTCGATGAAGGAAGGTTTAGACGCTTTAGTAAACGGTGAAAACCTTTCTGAAGACTTTAAAGCTAAAGCAGCTACTATTTTTGAAGCTGCCGTGTTAGGTCGTGTTGCTGAAGAAATTGAAGCCCTCGACGAACACTACGCTGAAATCTTCGAAGAACAACTTCAAGAAGCTGTACAAGAAAACATGATGGAATTGGTAGAGCATATTGATGGCTACTTAAATTACGTCGTTGAACAGTGGATGGAAGAAAACCAATTAGCTGTAGAGCGTGGCATTAAAGTAGAAGTTATGGAAAGCTTTATGCACGGTATCAAAGGTCTATTCGAACAACACTATATCAATGTCGCAGATAGCGAAGTAGATATCGTAGACGAAATGGCAAGCCAAATCGAAGAGTTGGAAAAAGAATTAGACGAAGAAGTTCGTAATAATATTGAATTGAATGCAGCCTTAATGGAGAGCGTAAGATTTGACATCGTAAGCGAATATACTGAAGGTTTGGCTCAAACCGAAGTAGATAAATTCTATGCTTTAACTGAAGAGATCGCTTTTGAAAGCGCAGAGATCTTTGAAGAAAAAGTAGCCGTTATTCGAGAGAATTTCTTCTCTAGCAGAAACAACCGCTTAACTGAGTCTATGTACCAACCATACTATGCCGATAGTAACGTAAGTTCTTTGAATGAAGAAACTAGCGAAACTATGTCAGCGTATGTTAGTGCGTTAGATCGTAGCGTAAATTTGTAAATTAAATTTAATTAAAAAGGAAAATAACTAAATGTTAAGTCGTCAACAACTCGTAGAAAAATGGTCTCCAGTATTGGACCACGATGGTTCACCTGCTATTACTGACACGTATCGCCGTGAAGTTACCGCTACTCTCTTGGAAAACCAAGAAGTAGAAATGCGCAAGCAACGCCAAGCGTTATTTGAAACCGCCCCAACTAACTCAGTTGGTAGCTACCCTGATGCGGGTGGTATGGCTAAATTTGACCCAGTATTGGTCAGTTTAGTACGTCGTGCTATGCCACAACTTATTGCGTATGACGTTGCTGGTGTTCAACCAATGACTCAACCTACTGGCTTGATTTTCGCTATGAAATCACGCTACACTTCAATGGGTGGTACAGAAGCTTTGTTTAACGAAGCCGATACTGACTTCTCAGGTACAGGTACTCACGCTGGTGGTAACCCAGTTGATGGTACTTACACTACTGGTACTGGTATGTCCACAGCTGCTGCCGAGCGTTTAGGTCAAGGCGGTTCTGGTGACGGTACTTTCGGTCAAATGGGTTTCTCTATCGAGAAAACATCCGTAACTGCTCAAACACGTGCTTTGAAAGCTGAATACTCAGTTGAATTAGCTCAAGATATGAAATCAGTTCACGGTCTTGACGCTGAAGGCGAATTGAGCAAGATTCTTTCTACAGAAATCTTAGCTGAAATGAACCGTGAAGTTATCCGTACTATCTACAAAACAGCTAAAGTTGGTGCTCAAGTTGGTACTGCTACTGCTGGTACTTTCGACTTAGACGTTGACTCTAACGGTCGTTGGTCTGTAGAGAAATTCAAAGGTATGTTGTTCCAATTAGAGCGTGAAGCTAATGCTATCGCCCAACAAACACGTCGTGGTCGTGGTAACTTTATTATCTGTTCTTCTGACGTAGCTTCTGCGTTCGCAATGGCAGGTGTTCTTGACTACGCTCCAGCTTTGAAAACTGGTTTGAATGTTGATGAAGCTTCTACTACTTTCGCTGGTGTATTGAACGGTAAGTACAAAGTTTATGTTGATCCATATTCAGCTAACCAAGGTGCTACACAGTTCTTCACAGTTGGTTACAAAGGTACTTCCGCTTTTGACGCTGGTTTATTCTACTGCCCATACGTACCGTTACAAATGGTTCGTGCTGTAGACCCTAACAGCTTCCAACCTAAAATTGGTTTCAAGACTCGTTACGGCTTAGTAGCTAACCCATTCGTTGATTTGGATGACGGTTCTGGTACAGTTGGTAGCTTGACTGCTGATAAGAACTACTACTATCGTAGAGTTGCTGTTACTAACTTAATGTAATATTGAGTTAAGTATAAATAAACCGACGTAAGAAGCGGTATAAATTTTAGGGAGCTTCGGCTCCCTTTTTCATTGGAGTATTATAATGACCTTTCCCCGAACTATTACCTGCCCTATACCCGAAAACCTATCCCCACTATCACCTAACGGGTATCGGCTTTCTATTCAAAAACTACCCTCACTTCAGTTCTTCTGCCAAGAAGCTAGTATTCCGAGCGTAGGTTTAGGTGATATAACACAGAATACGCCTTTTGTAGATATTCATATCCCAGGAGAAAAACTTAATTACGGTAGCCTAGAATTAGATTTTATTGTAGATTCTAAAATGGAAAACTACCGAGCTATATTAAATTGGTTAGAGGGCTTAGGTTTCCCTGATGGGTGGGAACAATACGCTACATTTGTTAGAGAATCTTACAACCCCTCTAGTTTCGCAGCCGAAACCATCACCAACTACTCAGACGGGGTTTTAAGTATTTTAAGTTCTTCAAATACGCCCTTAGCCGATTTATATTTTGTAGATTTATTTCCTATATCACTATCTTCTATTAACTTTACTTCTACCTCTAGGGACGTTAATTACGTTATCGGTAAGGTTACGTTCAAATACACTAGCTTTAAACTTAAATAAATACGCTATATTAGGTAATTGAAGTGTTTAAGGAAAATTATGAATTTAGAAGAAATGCAGGATATGTGGGAAGTCGATTGCGTTATTGACGATAATAAATTAGGGGAACATTCAACCGAAACCCCTAAACTTCACGCCAAATACCTCCGACTACTAATAGGCGTAAAGCTTAAAGCTACTAAATTAAAAGCTGATATAAGCGTATTACGAAAAACAAAATTTAGATATTATAGGGGCGAGCTTTCTAGGGAAGAATTAACCGCCCTAGGCTGGCAACAGTGGCAAGGCGTTAAACCTTTAAAATCCGATATGGAAGAGTTTCTATCGGGTGATGAAGATTTAAACAAGATGCAAATACGATTAGAATACTTATACACAATGATATATTTTTTAGAATCCGTCATGAACCAAATTAAATCCCGAGGTTGGGATATTAAAAACGGTATTATGTGGAAACAATTTTTAGCAGGTAATTAGTTATGGCTGTAATACATATTGAAAAATTAGACGAAGTTTTTATTCGCATATATTCTGAACCCTCTACGGAAAAAGAATTATGCGATTTTTTCACTTATGAATATCCTGGAGCCAAGTTCACTCCTCAATTTAGGGCTAGGTTATGGGACGGAAAGGTTCGGCTTTACGACCCAATCCGTAAAACGTTATACCTAGGTCTAGTTTCGTATGTGGAGCGATTCGCCAACGAAAATGGCGATACGGTAGAATACGTAACGCCTATACTAGAAAAGACGGAAGTTTCCGCTGAGGATATTTTAGCCTTTTCTACTAAGTTGAAACCGCACAGCCGTGGGGAACCTATTGAGATTAGGGATTATCAACTAGAGGCGGTTCAAACCGCTTTAGAGCGTAGTCGTGTGCTATTACTATCGCCTACGGCTTCTGGTAAATCGTTCATTATTTACTTAACAATGATGTGGCATTTATCTAAAAAGCGTAAGTGTATTATTATAGTACCTACTACGTCTTTGGTTGAGCAGTTACAGTCTGACTTTAGAGAGTATTCCTCGGTAAACGGGTTTGACGTTGATAAACATTGTCAAAAGTTATATTCAGGCTTCTCTAAGGTTATCGCTAGTAACGTTTTAATCACGACTTGGCAATCTATTTACTTACAACCTAAATCTTGGTTTAACCAGTTTGACGTTATATTTGGGGACGAAGCCCACCAGTTCAAAGCTAAGTCGCTGACTTCGGTTATGGAGAAAATGGCGGACGTTAAGTATCGTATTGGAACAACGGGTACTTTAGATAATAAAAAAGTACATCAGCTAGTTTTGGAAGGTATTTTTGGACCAATACACCGTGTTACCACAACTAAGAAACTAATGGATCAAGGTAGCTTAACCCAATTAGCTATCACTTGCGTTGTTTTAAAGTACCCCGAAGCTATTCGTAAAGAAATGAATAAGTCGGACTATCAAACCGAATTAGACTTCGTTGTAACTAACCATAAACGAAACCAATACATTACCGACCTAGTGTTGAAGTGTGAGGGGAATAGTTTAGTGTTATTCCAATTCGTAGAAAAACACGGTAAGGTGTTACATAAAATGATAGAGGAGGGGGTTGAGGACGGTAGGAAAGTATTCTTTGTACACGGGGGTACAGATACCGCTAGACGAGAAGAAATTAGAGCACTATGCGCAAAGGAAACTAATGCTATTATTGTAGCTAGTTTCGGCACATTCTCAACGGGTATCAATATTCCTTCTATTGAGAATATTGTATTTGCTTCGCCTAGCAAGGGTAAAATTCGTAACTTACAAAGTATTGGGCGTGGGTTGAGGCTTAATAACGGTAAGACTATTTGTAATCTGTATGATATAGCGGATGATTTACAGTGGAAAAAGAACGCTAACCATACGCTTAGACACGCTGCGGAGCGTTATAAAATATACGCTGAAGAGCAATTTAATGTTAAACTATTAGGAGTGAATCTTGAATAAATATGTTGTTTTAAAATTAGTAACGGGTGAAGAGTTATTGGCTACCCTTGAGAACAAACCTTCAGAAACCGTTGTAATATCTAATCCTATGTTAATTAGGGTATTTCATACGGAAGATGAAGATGGTAATTTAGTTCCGTCCGTATCGGCTAACCCTTGGTGTGAATATTCAGCTACCAAGAAATATACAATATCCTTTAATCATATTATTATAATGGAAGATTTACACTCAGCGTTGCTTGACCATTACTTAAACCTAGTTAAAGCGTTTGAAACCAAGGTTACAGCCACAGTAGATAGTCAAGGTTACGTTACGGAAGAAAGCTTAGAAGAAGAACCTTCAGATACCCAACCCCGTATAGTACACTAGACACTCACTTACTGCCCTACGGGCAGGTGAGCCAAAGGCTCACAGACTTAGTTTTTATTAGTCTAGTACTCAGTTATTTCTAACGCTGCTACGCAGTGCCTTAACTAAAGTTAAGTCATAAAATACAACCTAAAGGTATTATATCGCGATAGCGGTTGTAAGTCAAGCGACTTTACCTAATCTTTACGAAATATAATACTTTACTTACAATAAACTTTATACTATAATAAAGGTAATTAAAGTATAAAAGGTTTTAAAATGGCACACTACGTAGATAACAAAGATTTTTTGGAGGCGTTAAAAGAATATAAGCTTAAGTGTAAAGAAGCTGAGGAAGCGGGTTTACGCAAACCCCGCCTCAATAATTATATTGGGGAGTGTATTCTTTTAATAGCAACTAGGGTTTCCTATCGCCCTAACTTTATAAACTATTCCTATCGGGATGAAATGATTTCCGATGGTATTGAAAATTGTATTCAATATATTAGTAGTTTTGACCCTGATAAGTCTGATAACCCCTTTGCGTATTTTACACAAGTTATATTCTTCGCTTTTATACGTAGAATAAACAAAGAAAAACGACAATCTTATATTAGAAGTAAACTAATACAAGATATGTCGTTTGATTTATTTGAGCTTCAGGAACACGATGAGGGCGGGGTGTTTCAAAATACTTATATTGAGTATATGCAAAATAACCCTCCACAAGAAGCTCCCGCTGTTAAACGTAAAAAGCGTACTCAACAAATAACTGACCTAGGGGAGTTTGTTTGAATAAAATTGATAAACTTATAGCTGACCTTGCAAACGAAAGTTCTTTACAACTTTCTAAATCATTACCACTTAATAATATGACCAATCAAAATATACACTTAGCCAATGAAGTATTCGACAAGTACGCTAGAAACAAGGTTTTAGAAACTCGTCTAGCTAGTAAAACCCCTACTATTAACCGAACTGTTGAGTTGGTTTCTAGTAAGGAAGTTATGCGAGATTATATTGAAAAGCGATATGAAAATAGTATGCTTATGTTCACTAGCGATTTTGCGGGGTTTGTTAATATTGACGGAGATAACGGTTGTACTGAAATGATTGCGTTTCAATCGTCTAATGAAATCTCCAAAATCTCTATTACTGGTACACCTTCTTGGGTTCATAAAACGTTAGCTAAGTTTACCAACGATTTTGATGTTGTTGGTTCTACGGTTCGTTGGGTATATTCCGAGTACGGTGAATACTTCCCTTCACCGTTAAACGTAGAGCGTTTACCTATTGATGAGATGTATCCGTTTTTAGGTGAGCCTTTAACTGAGTATTACGATAGGTTTATGAATTCCAGTTCTAATATCTTGTTGTTAATCGGACCTCCTGGAACTGGGAAAACTAGCTTTATTCGTGGGTTATTGGCTCATAGTAAAACTTCGGCTTCCGTTACTTATGACCCAAATATTTTATCTAAAGATAATTTCTTTGCTAGCTTTTTGGAATCTGATACTAACGTTATGGTTCTTGAAGATTCGGACAACTTCCTAAGTTCAAGAACTGAAGGTAATACAATGATGCATAAGTTTTTGAATGTTGGTGATGGTTTGGTAGCTTCTTCTTCAAAGAAACTAATTTTCTCAACCAACCTACCCTCTATCACTGATGTAGACGCTGCTTTGGTACGTCCTGGACGTTGCCACGACGTGTTAGAGTTTAAGCCCCTAACCGTTGATCAAGCTAAAGTATTAGCCGATAAATTAGGTATCCCGCTATTTGAGCGTTCCGATGAATCGAAACCTTATTCTATTGCTGAGATTTTTAATTCTAAAACCAACTTAGAGCCTTCCGAAAAAGGTATTAACCGTAAGAAAACCATGGGATTTGTATGAGTCGTAAAGTAGCTATAATCACGGATACGCATTGGGGGGCTAGAAATGATAGCCCTCTTTTTATTAAATTCTTTGAGGAGTTTTATAAGGGTACTTTCTTCCCTCGGTTAGAAGCTGAGGGCGTTACTAATATTTTAATGTTGGGAGATACCTTTGACCGAAGAAAATACACTAGCCACGTAACCCTACACCACGCTAAACGTATTTTCTTTGACGAAGCGGAGAAACGTGGAATTTATATTAACATGATTGCGGGTAATCACGATACCGCTTTCAAAAATACTAATTCGGTTAATTCCCCTAAGTTACTATTACAAGAATATAACAATGTAAACGTTATTGATTCACCTACCAATATTGTTATCAATAATGTTACTATTGCTATGATGCCTTGGATTTGTGCGGATAATAGCGTTGAGAGCTTTGATTTTATTAGAGATACTAACGCTGATATTTGTATGGGTCACTTTGAGATAGCGGGTTTCGCTATGTACCGTGGTATGGAAAGTCATGAAGGTTTAAACCCTTCTATATTTGACAAGTTCGATACGGTATTCAGCGGTCACTATCACCACAAGTCTAGCTCGGGTCATATTCACTATTTGGGTAATCCGTACGAGCTTACTTGGCAAGACTTTGCTGACCCTAGGGGGTTTCACCTATTCAACCCTGAAACAAGAGAATTAGAATTTGTACAAAATCCAAATACTATTTTCTGTAGATTGGAATACGATGATACGGGTGAAGTTCCTGATTTAGACGCTTTAAACTTAAAAGATTGTTTCGTTCGGGTAGTGGTAACTCACAAAACTGACTTCTATATGTTTGATAAATTCATTCAGAAACTTTACACAAAGGGTTGCTTTGAAATCAAAATTATGGAAGACCTATCTGAGTATAGCGAGGGTACGGTAGATGAAGCTGTTGATTTAGAAGATACTATGTCTGTGTTGGCTAATTACGTAGATTCGGTAGCCAACGAAGATGATAAAGAAGATATTAAAACGTTTATGAAAACGCTTTACACCGAAGCGTTAAATGAGGAAGTTGTATAAAGGTAAATTATGGTCGTATTTAAATCTATCGAATGGAAAAATCTACTCTCAACGGGTAACTCCCCCACTAAAGTATTATTAAACCGTTCTTCTACTACGTTAATTAGCGGTAAGAACGGAGACGGTAAGAGTACAATTTTGGATGCTATTTGCTTTGCTCTTTTCGGTAAACCGTTTAGGAATATTAAAAAGAACTTATTAGTGAATAGTATTAACGGTAAGAATTGTACGGTTACTATTGAGTTTGACGCTGATAATAAATCGTATAAAGTCGTTAGGGGTATTTCCCCCAACGTATTTGAGATTTGGGTAGATGGTACTATGTTAAACCAAGATGCCGCTTCTAAAGATTATCAGAAAGTCCTAGAGCAACAAATTCTTGGTTTAAACTACCGTACCTTTACCCAAGTGGTTATCTTGGGCTCAGCTTCGTACGAACCCTTTATGCAGTTATCGACTAATTCACGTAGAGAAGTAATTGAAGATATTTTAGATATTAAAATCTTCTCTACTATGAATAGCGTATTGAAGAATAAGGTATCAGAAACCCGCCAACAAATGGCTCAGTTGGATTCGGATATACGTATATCTAAAACGCAAGTCCAACACCAGCTAGCTATTATGAAAACGCTTACTGATGTTAAAGATTCTAATATTCGCAAGCTGGAAGAAAAGATAGCCGAACATGAAGCGAATATTGCCGATTTAGACGCACAAATTACCGAGGATTTACAAGCTTCCGAGAAACTTAAAGACAAACTTAAAGATTCCGATAGGCTTCAAAGCGGTATTGTTAAACTTCAATCTTCTATATCCAAGCTTGACCAAAATTTAGCTACTTGTAGTAATAAGTCTAAGTTTTTCCATGAGAACAGTTCCTGTCCGACTTGCTCTCAAGAAATCCCTAAAACGCACTACGATACCGTTATGCATGAGTTGATTCTTGAGGTAGAGGCTACCTCAGCTAAGAAGTCCAAGCTGTCTAATGACCTAGCTACTTTGTCTAAGCTTAATTTAGACTTTAAAGCCACTAGCGATAAGTTAGTAACTGTGTTTAATGAAATCCAAGTCAAGAATCATAGTAAGAACTATATGATTAAGGAGATTGATACCATTAAGCGAGAGATTGCTTCTATAAACGGTAGCGGTGGTGATATCGAAGTTGAGCGTGATAAACTACGGGTTATGGCTAAGGAAACCAAAGACAAGATGGCGGAAAGGTTGATGTTGGATAAGCGTAAATCGCTAGAGGACGTAGCTTCTATCTTGCTTAAAGATACGGGTATTAAAACCGCTATTATTAAGCAATACCTACCTGTTATGAATAAATTGATTAACAAGTATTTGAACGCTATGGATACGTATATTCACTTTGAGCTTGACGAATCTTTTAATGAAACTATTAAATCTAGGTTCCGAGATAAATTCACTTACGATAGCTTTTCTGAGGGTGAGAAACAGAAGATTGACTTAGCAATACTATTCACGTGGAGACATATCGCTAAAATGAAAAACTCGGTAAATACTAACCTATTGTTTATGGACGAAATCTTCGATTCTTCCTTAGACTCTAGTTCTACCGATTTGTTAATGGGTGTGTTGGATCAGTTTGCGGATTCAAACGTATTTGTGATAACCCATAAACAAGACGTGTTATTCGATAAGTTCCGTTCCGTTATTAAGTTTGAAAAACGAAACGACTTTTCTGTTATGGTGAACTAAAAAATATCTACTAAAAGGCTTTACTTACAAAGCCTTTTAGTTTATAATATACTATAAGGAGAAATTTGCTATGAAACAAAACGTGTTAGACCTTACCGCTAAATTATTAGCTACCGAAAATATCAATATTTTTCGTAAAAAGGTTAATGAATCAAAGTTCGACATCAAAACCCGTACTTTGGTACTTCCCCAGTGGAAGGGTATTTCTAAACAGGCTGAGACCGCTTTAATCGGTCAAGAAGTAGGTCACGCCCTTTATACTACCTCAAAGCTAAAAACTTTAGTCGGTAACGATAAGTTGCTAAACCAATATTCTAAAGTTGTAGATAATATCCGTGTTGAGAAGTTGGTGAAGCGTAAGTATCCAGGTATCGCTAAAGACTTCTCTATCGGTTATTCTGAGCTTTCAGATAAGGGTATTTTTGGTAAAAAGGTATCGTTTTCTCAACTCAACTTAATTGACCGCATTAACTTATATTCTAAGTTAGGTCATAACGCTGGCGTCAGTTTTACGGCTGAAGAGCGTGATTTGTATGATGCGGTAGAGGCTTGCGTTTCTGAAGATGACGTTAATCGAATTGCTCGTGAAATCTTAGAATACTCTAAGAAACAACAAGAACCTCAGTCTGACGACGGTGAGGAAGGTGAGGATGGCGACGGTAAGGATAAAGGCGAATCTGATAAAGATTCAAAGGGTAAATCTAACGGTAGCCAGAGTGGTACGCCCTCTAGCGACAATGATACAAGCGACTCCGATAAATCTGACCAAGAAAGTGATGATGAAGATGATAACGATTCTGAAAGTGACTCTTCCGACGGTGATGAAGATGGCGAAGACAACCAAGACGCCGAAGGTCAAAATAATGGCTCTAGCAAAAGCGGTAACAAGCCTTCCCCTCTAGATGAATCGGCTTTAGAATCTAAAACCTTAAACGCTATTAAAGATAACGTTGGTGTAGATAACGGTATTGACTACGCCTATACCAAAGTAGACGAAAACGTTTTACTAGAACGTGTTATGGGTTATCAGGAAATTTTAGCTAAAACTAAAACTGTTGCTGAAAGCCCTCGTGCGTTTGATAAGTTTTACACCTCTATGAATAGTGCGGTGTCTTATTTGACTAAAGAGTTCGAGATGCGTAAGAGTGCCACTCAATACAAACGTGCCCAAGTTTCTAAGAGCGGTGCTTTAGACACTCGTAAGCTTTACGCTTATAAGTTAAAAGAAGACTTATTCAAGAGCATTACTACATTACCTAACGGTAAGAACCATGGTATGATTTTCTTGCTAGATTGGTCTGGTTCTATGAATGATATGTTAGACGATACTATGGCTCAACTTATTCCTTTAGCTTACTTCTGTCATAAAAACCAGATTAAGTATAAAGTATTAGCGTTCAGCGATAATACCACTACTACCTCTCAAATCAGAGACCACAGAGCTGCAGCTAGCACTAATCTACACAGAAATGATGGTATGCTGACTAATGAGTGTTCTGAGTTTAGATTATTGGAATTTTTCTCTAATGAGATGAGTTCTTCTGAATTCAAGACTATGGCTAAGCGTTTGTTTAGAACTCGTCCTTTCCGTAGAATTGAGGGTTTTGACACTGGTTCTACTCCGCTGAATAATTCTTTGGCTTATATGACCGAATATATTGATCATTTTTTAGCTTCTACTAAAGTGGAAAAGTTCTCTTTTATCACTTTAACTGACGGCGAATCTACTTCAGTATATTACAATAACGGTGGTTATAAGAGAGAGGTTATTCTTAGAGACCAAAAGACTAAAATCGAATATCCTATGGGTTCTTCGGCAGTACAAACTTTCTCTTTAATTAAAATGATTAAAGATAGATATAAATGTCCTAGTATTGGCTTTTATATCGGTGGTAGCTTAGCTAGTAAGGACTTTTTTGAGAGTAATGTCTTAACTTCTAATTGTGGTAGAGGTTATAACGAATTGAAGCGTTATGAGAGAACTTTTACTACATATAAAGAAGCCGTGGAACAATACGCTAAGAATCAATACGTATCGGTTAGCGGTTCCCCGCATGACGAGTTCTTCTATATTCCTAGCGATGCGTTAGCTAAATCTAACACTAGCGAATCGAATATTGAGGTCGATACCGAAGATTCTGTTGAAGATGTGGCTTCTGCATTTACGGCTTCTATGGCTAATAAAATCAAAAATAAGATTTTATTAAACCGCTTTGTTGAATTGATTGCGTAAAAATTATATTATACCCTTTACTTACAACTAAGTTTAGGGTATAATACCTGTATAGAGTGATAACTCTTAAATTTTGTTAAACTAACTTTGAATTTTACTATGACTAACTTATCTTCTGACGCTTTCTCTTTAGTACCTAAAAAAGACGCTAACTTCGTTCCTTTCGGTAATTTTAAAGATATGGAATTGATCATCAAATCTGGTGTGTTCTATCCTACCTATATCTCTGGTCCAACTGGTAACGGTAAATCTACTATGGTAGAACAAATCTGTGCTAAGTTAGCCAAGCCTTTAATTCGTGTAAACTTAAACGCTATGACCGATGAAGACCAACTTATCGGTTCTAAAACGCTCGTAGACGGTAACGTTGAAATTGTGGAAGGTCCAGTCCTTATCGCTATGCGTAACGGTACTACTTTGTTACTTGACGAGATTGATGCGGGTGCTGCTAATACTTTATTGTGTTTACAACCTATCTTAGAGGGTAAGCCTTATTACTTCAAGTTAAAGAATGAGCTTATCTATCCTAAGTCTGGTTTCAATATTATCGCCACCGCTAATACTAAAGGTAAAGGTAGTGATGACGGTCGTTATATCGGTACTAACGTATTGAACGAAGCTTTCTTAGAGCGTTTCGCTATTACCTTTAACCAAGAATATCCATCCGCTTCTATCGAGCTTAAGATTGTTAAAAACTTAATGACCGCTGAAAGTTGTTTAGATGACGTATTCGCTTCCGCCTTAGTTAAGTGGGCTGATGCTGTTCGTAAAACATTCGATAGCGGTGGTGCTGATGAAACTATCACTACACGTCGTATGGTTCATATTGTTAAAGCTTTTTCTATCTTTAAAGACAGAAAGAAAGCTGTAGAGTTGTGCTGTAACCGCTTTGATGAAGCTACCCGTGCTTCGTTTATTGACTTATTCGATAAATTGTGTGTTCCAGAGCCAACTGCTGAAGAATTAGCTGCTAAGGCTGCAGCTGCGGCTGAAGCTTCTAAGCCTAAGAAAGTTGTTACCGTAACTGTCGGTGAAGCGTTCGAGTTCTAAATTGTGTATAGGTAAGAGTTGACCGCCCGACTCTTACCTTTTTTGTTTTGGCGATTATTATATTAAGGAATATTATGTCAGTAAATCAATTAGTTTTAGAAGCCCTTTTGTCTGGTGAATCCATTACCAATAAAGATATCGTTGAACGTTTCGGTGCGAAAAGTCCCCGTGATTCTATTTACGATTTACGAAAACAGGGTTACGCTATTTACTCTAACCGAGTAGCGGGTGACCGTAATGTACAATATCGCCTAGGTAAGCCGAGTAAGCGTATGGTTCGCGAAGCGTATAAAGCGGCAGGTTCTAGTATTTTTTCACGTTAATATAACCTATGGACAAAGAAGTTAAACCACTGGGAATGAAGTATGATGGCGGTAAGCCTGAGTATGATTTAGTCCCTTCTCGTGCTTTAGAAGAAACCGTTAAAGTTTTAACTTTTGGTGCTAAGAAATACGCCCCAGATAATTGGAAACACGTTGCGGACGGTAAACGACGATATTTCTCCGCTGCGATGAGACACCTTTGGGCTTGGATTAGGGGTGAGCGTTTCGATCCCGAAACTGGTTTAAACCACTTAGCCCACGTTATGTGTTGTGTTTTATTCTTATTGGAAAAAGATATCGACAATGAGTGGGATAACGCCCCCACTAAATAGGTTGACTCGCAACGCTTATTTAAGTATAATATAAATAAGCGTTTTATTATTGTATAGGAAAAATATGAAATTATCAAAAGAAACAGTAGCCCTAATTAAAAACTTTGCTGGAATCAATAGCAACTTACTATTGAAAGAGGGTTCAGGTATCTCTACTATCTCGACTCATAAAAACGTTATGGCAGATACTACCGTGGCTGAGCACTTCCCCGTAGAGTTTGGTATCTATGACTTGAATGAGTTTTTAGGTGCTATGTCATTATTCAGCGACCCTGAATTAGAATTTAGAGAAAAGTACGTACTTATTAAAGAGGGTAGTTCTTCTATTAAGTTCTACGCTGGTTCTAAAGACGTTCTAGTTATACCTACAAAGCCTATCGTATTCCCCGCCTCAGATATTGACTTTACACTCACCGCTCATACTTTAGCTATGATTCAGAAAACGGCTTCCGTATTACGAGCTTCCGATTTATCGGTTATCGGTGATGGTGCTAATATCTCTTTACAAGTAGGTGATAAGAAAAACGATACAGGTAATACCTATCTTTCAGCGGTAGGCGTAACGGATAAAAACTTCCGTATTAACTTAAAGGTAGATAACCTTAAGATGATTCATGGTGATTATGCGGTTAGTATTTCTAGTAAGCGTATCTCACGCTTTAAAGCGGTAAATCAAGAATTAGTTTATTACGTAGCGGTTGAATCGGACTCTACCTTTGACGCTTAATACGGTATTGTGAATCTGGGGCTTAATCGCCCCTCTATTTTTTATGGAGAATATTGATATGGCTGAAATTACATCTAATTCTAATGAATTCATCTGGGTAGAGAAATACCGCCCTACTAAAATTAACGAATGTATTTTACCCGAGTCTTTGAAAAGCACATTTCAAGACTACATTAAAGGCGGTAGGATTCCTACTTTCTTATTTGCGGGTGGTGCGGGTGTTGGTAAAACTACCGTCGCTAAAGCTTTGTGTAATGAAGTAGGGGCTGAATACCTATTCATTAACGGTTCGGAAGAATCAGGTATTGACGTTTTACGTACTAAGATTAAGTCCTTCGCTTCCTCAGTTTCCCTAACCGATGCTCATAAAGTAGTTATCATTGACGAGGCTGATTATTTAAACCCTAACTCTACCCAACCAGCGTTACGTGCCTTTATTGAAGAGTTCTCTAATAATTGTAGTTTCATCTTTACTTGTAACTATAAAAACCGTATTATTGAGCCTTTACATAGCCGTTGCTCCGTTATCGAATTTAAAATTGATAATAAGCAAAAAAGCGAATTAGCGGGTTTATTCTTTAAACGTGCTATTCAGATTTTAGTTGCTGAGGGTATCGAGTACGATCCTAAAGTAGTGGCTCAGGTAGTTTCTAAACACTTTCCTGATTATCGTAGAGTATTAAACGAGTTACAACGTTATTCGGTATCTGGTAAAATTGATAGCGGTATTCTACTAAACGTAGGCGAAGAAACGTATCGTGAGTTGTTTAAATTTATGCGTGATAAGAACTTTGGCGAAGTTCGTAAATGGGTAGGTAAGAACTCCGATTCCGATTCAGTAGCTTTGTTCCGTATGTTTTACGATTCTTCTGTTAATATTATTGAACCTGCTAGCGTACCTCAATTGATTTTGATTCTAGCCGATTATCAATATAAGGCAGCTTTTGTTGCTGACCACGAGTTAAATACTATGGCAGCTTTAACCGAAATTATGGCTAACGTAAAGTTTAAATAATTTCTAAACATTGATTTTAATTAAAGAGGTATATTATGGATTCATTAACAATAGTTTTGAGCGCAGTCGGTTTTATTATTTTAGTATATTTAATTGCTAGAACCTTTTTTAGAATAGGTTATATCTACGCTATTAAAGAAACTTTATCTACTTTAAAATCTGTTCGTGATAAATCGGGTAATGACTACGATTATCGCACAGCTGCAGCTAACGCTGAAAATATGCGGGTAGATATTAAAGACGGTATTATCTACTTGTACACTGAGGTAGGTGATGAGTTTATTGCTCAAGGTAAAACTTTTGAAGAATTAGCTGAAGTTATCCAAACCCGCTTTCCTAAACGTGTATTAGCTATTAAAAAGCAAGATTTAGAAAAGGTACTTAACCATGGCAAGTCCGTTTGATTTTATTAACGCTATTAACGATACGAAAAAAGATTTATTTGAAGATCCTCAGGCGAATAAAGATTATTCGCCCTTTATGGTAAATCGTGGTTTATCTTATTTTCATGATACGTTGTTTCTAGCGAATGAGATGAATACCTGCCCCACTATTCCTAAAGATTGGCAATTTAAGTTCCTACTAAATACCGTTACCAGAAAGAAGCGGTTTTCTAAGTGGGTCAAAAAAGATTCTGATTCCAAAAACCTTCAACTGGTGATGAAGCACTACGGTTATTCATCTAAGCGAGCTGAAGAAGTTCTTGGACTTCTGACTGCTAATCAATTGAAAGAAATAGAACAAAAATACTATTGTGGCGGTAAATAATATGGATACAAACTTGTATAATTGGGCTCCTGCGTCAATGCTTGAGGTAGGGTTACCAGAGCCTGATAACTTTTTAAAGGTTAGGGAAACGCTTACTCGTATTGGGATAGCTTCTAGAAAAGAAATGCGGTTATTTCAATCTTGTCATATCTTACATAAACAAGGTAGGTATTACATCGTACACTTTAAAGAGTTATTCGCTTTAGACGGTAAGCCTTCTAATATTAGCGTAAGCGATATTGAGCGTAGGGATGCTATCGCCGTTTTATTAAAGGAATGGGGTTTATTAACTATCGACCCTAAAACCGTAATAAACGTAGATAAATCTCCGCTATCTCAAATTAAAATTGTATCGTTTAAAGAAAAATCTAAATGGGAATTAGTCCCTAAATACACTATTGGAAAAAAATGAATATTACTTTAAATTTAACAGTTAATGAAATAAATACCGTATTAAAATGTTTAGGTACTCAACCGTTTGTTGAAGTAGCCGAACTTATTGTAAAAATTAAAAAGCAGGGCGAAAGCCAGCTTGATCAACAACCTAGTTCCCAACCTGAAGCTTTTGTTCAGTAAATGGGAAACCAACCCCGCTACGCTTTAAGGTAGCGGTTTTTTAATCTCGCTCTTTGGAGAAAATATGAAAAACTTTAATCGTTCGCTCGTTGATGCTATGTCTATGTTAAATGACACACAGTGGTCAAAAAATATTTTAGATACCGCTCGTCGTGTTGATAAATCTTATCCCGTTCAGCCTGAAATTAACGTTTTCGGTAACTTCGTTGGTAAGAAAATCGCATCACCCCAATCGCCCACTTCTTACCCTCCTTACAACGTTAAACAAGTAAGCGAAACCTCTTACACGATTGAAGTAGCGTTAGCTGGCTTCAGCGTTAGCGATATCAACGTTGATATCGAAGACTCTATTTTAGTAGTATCTGCTAATAAAACGGTCGATGAGGCTGAAGAACCTAAGTATTTGGTTAAGGGTATCGCTAATCGTGCTTTTGTAAGACGATTCGCAACCGATACTGATATCAAAGTAACCTCTGCCGAAATGGTTGACGGTATGTTATACATCTCTTTGGAGAAAATTGTAGAAGTTAAAAAATCTACTAAGATTGATATCAAAACTAAATCTACCCCATCGTTTCTAAACGACTAAACGGTAGATTAAATAAAAGCCCTCTTCGGAGGGCTTTTCTCATTTATAGCTTTACTTACAACTCGCTTTAGGGTATAATATAGGTATAGAAGTAAATAGGAGTTGAATATGAAAGCGTTACAGGAAACTACTAAATGGGCTGGTAATACCCCCAACCATATCTACTATGTAGATGATAGTCGTAAAAAGTTATTCGCTTACTTTAATGTGGTGACTAAACGTGTAGTTCGGTTGAAAACGCCTATGACGTTAGAAACTAGAAACCGCACCTTTAAAGAGTTGAAAGGAAAATTATGATAGCGTGGTTAAAAGCTTTACGGGCTAAATCCTCTTTGTATATTAGAAAGAACAAGCGTACTACCGTAAATGTGTGCGTAGCGTTATTCTTTAGTATGGTAGCCTTGGCATTTATGTTTCCAGTAATAGTTGCGTATGCGTTTCTATCTTTAATATTAGTTTGCGTATTACTCTTTGTACGTTGGTTATTGTCTTTTGTTTATAGCTTAATTGCGGATATAGTTGACTACTACTTCCCTGACAATAAATACGACGACTTGTTCGATGAAGAGATTCATACGGAATCTAACGTAGTTTATAACAGATCTACTCATAGTGGCAATAATTATTTTGAAGCGAAAGATATTTAATATGATTTTACTCGAAAACTTAAAACACCGTCGTACATTTAATATCAGAAACAGAGCTGACGTGGCTATGTTTAAAGAATTTATGATCAATAACGGTTGGGGTGCGGGTGGTTGCCCGTTTGAGTTAGAATATCCTTATTCTTCTGTGCCTGATATGATTAAGGATAAGCTTATTCGTAAGATGTTAAAGCTGCCTGATCAACCTTTGAACTCGATTAGAAGCGGTAAATTTATTAAGGGGAATTAAAATTTTAATGTTCGATGTAGAAACTCTTGGTGTTGAGTCTAATACCGTTATTTTATCTGCTGCTATTATTCACTTTAATCCAGAAGATAACCCCTCGTATGACGACTTATTGAATAAGGCTCTTTGCGTTAAATTTGATAGCAAAGACCAAGTCACTAGGTTAAAGCGGTCTATTGATAAAAATACGCTTAAGTGGTGGAATGAGCAACCCGAATACGTTCGTAAGTTAGCGTTTGTTCCTAGTCGTATGGACGTATCTGCCGAGGAGGGAATACAGCAGCTTACTGAATATGTGGATAAGTACAACGGTAAAGAACAAACTATGTGGGCTAGGGGTTCATTAGACCAAATGGCTATTGATTCACTAGCTAAAAAGCTTGACGTACAACCTATTACGGGGTATAATAAGTGGAGGGATGTGCGTACCGCTATTGATATTATGTACGGTACAACTAACGGGTATTGTAAAGTAGAGCATCCAACCTTTAGAGATTCGATGGTATCTAAACATCACCCAGTACATGATTGCGCACTAGACATTATGATGCTTTTATACGGTAAAAGCGTTATTAAACAATAAGGAATTAAATGTCAGAATACTATACGAACGTTGTCACTATGGGCGATCGTATCCTCGTAAGAGGTATTGACCCTCAAGGTCGCCCGTATATGTCTAAAGCGGATTATCGCCCGACAATGTATATCAAGTCCAAGAAACAATCTCCTTGGACTACTTTACACGGCTCTACCGTAGATGAGGTACAGCCAGGAAGTATTCGAGAAACTAGGGAGTTCGTAAAACAGTACGAAGACGTAAACGGGTTTGAAATCTACGGTAATACCAATTATAATATCCAATACATTAGCGATAATTATAGGGGTACTGTAGATTGGGATATTGATAGAATCCATACTGCTTTAGTCGATATTGAAACCGAAACTGAATATGGGTTCCCTGATATCAATACCGCCAACGAAGCTATCACCCTTATTACCCAATATAATAGTAAGACTAAACGGTTTACTACATTTAGTTGTTTACCGTTTAATAATACTCACGAAGACGTAGATTTCAAGTTCTTTACGGATGAGCGTTCTATGTTACGGGAATTTGTAGCTAGTTGGGCTTCTAATTACCCTGATGCGGTATCGGGTTGGAATACTAAATTCTTCGACGTTGTGTATTTGGTTCGCCGTATCTCTAGGGAACTAGGCGAGTCGTATGCTAATATGTTATCGCCTTGGGGTAAAGTGAACGAGCGTAAAACTACTATCAAAGGTAGTGAAGAGTTACATTATGATATTTTGGGTATTGCCGATTTAGATTACCTTGAGCTTTATAAGAAGTTTACTTATACTAAACAAGAGTCCTACGCTTTAGACTATATTGCTGAGTATGAGTTAGGTAAAACTAAAGTCGATCACTCGGAATACGCTTCATTTAAAGACTTTTACACTAACGATCCTCAGAAGTTTGTCGAATACAATATTATTGACGTTAGGTTAGTGGTTGAGTTAGAAGATAAAATGCGTTTAATCGAGTTGTGTTATACTATGGCGTATAACGCTAAAATCAACTTTGACGACGTGTTTTCGCCAGTTCGTATGTGGGATTCTATTATCTATAATACGTTACAGAATAAAAACGTAGTTATACCAATTAAAAGTTTCTCGGCTAAGTCTGAGCAATTTATGGGGGCTTACGTTAAAGATCCTATCGTTGGTGTACATAAGTTTTTAGCTTCTTTTGACTTGGATTCGTTATATCCGCATTTGATTATGCAATATAATATTTCGCCTGAAACTTTAACCGAGTATAAGATATCGTGCACGATTGATGATTTAGTCGATGGTAAGGCGGATACTTCGCTAGCCAAGCAATTGAATTTATCTATGGCTGCGAACGGGTGGTGTTATCGTAAAGACGTTAAGGGCTTTTTACCTGAGCTGATGGAAGATATGTACGCTAGTCGTTCTAAGTTCAAGAAGCAAATGTTAGCGTTTCAACAAGAGTATGAGTTAGATAAATCTAAGAAGCATTTACTTAAAGAAATTTCAAGGCTTAATAACCTACAAATGGCTATGAAGATTGCTTTGAACTCGGCTTATGGTGCTATTGGTAACCCATACTTTCGATATTTTGACTTACGTATGGCGGAGAGTATTACCGCTAGCGGTCAGTTGAGTATTCGTTGGATTGCTAATGCGTATAATAAGTTGATGAATGAGATTGTACAAAGCAAAGGCGTAGATTACGTTGTAGCTAGTGATACCGATTCTATTTACTTACGTATGGGCGATTTAGTTGAAAAGTATTGTATCAATAAAACTGATGAGCAGAAAATCAAGTTCATGGATAAAGTTTGTGAAGATAAATTCCAACCTTTCATGAATAAGACGTATAGCGATTTAGCTGTGTATATGAACGCTTACGCTCAGAAGATGCGTATGAAACGTGAGGTGTTAGCTGATACCGCTATTTGGATTGCCAAGAAGCGTTATATTCTAAACGTCCACAACTCAGAGGGTGTTCAATACGCTAAGCCGAAAATTAAAGTGAGCGGTTTGGAGATGGTTAAATCCTCAACTCCAAAGGTTATTCGTGATAAGTTAAAGGAATCTATTAGCGTTATTCTAACGGGTAATGAGCAGGAATTACATAAATTCGTTTCTAAGTTTAGAACTGAGTTTAATAAACTTCCTATTGAAAGTATCGCCTCACCCCGAGGCGTTTCTGGTATGGTTAAGTATGTTGGTTCGCCGATATACGCTAAGGGTACTCCGATTCACGTCCGAGGTTCCTTATTACATAACCACCACTTGAAACGTTTGGGTTTAGATAAGAAGTATAAACCTATTAGGGACGGTGATAAGATTAAGTTTATCTATGTAAGGAAGCCTAACCCGTTCCATGAGGACGTTATTTCCTTTACACAGAAGTTGCCTAGTGAGTTTGGTTTAGAGCGTTATATAGATTTTGACTTACAATTTAAAAAGGTATTTTTAGATGCGTTACAAAATACTATAACGCCTTTAGGTTGGGATACGGAAGAACGTTCATCATTGGAGGACTTTTTTGGATAATATTAAATTGATTAAGCGGGGGATTAACGTCTCTAAGATTCTTAAACAACTAGAAGATAACCCCGAAGATTGGGGCGTTCAAACTAGGGCGGATGGGGCTAAATCTATGCTAAGCTACGGCTTCCCCGAGGTAAAAGCGGGGGTGCTGCAGTTGGTTATGGGTGGCGTAACAAGTATGGATCAATACGTGGGCGATACGGATATTTGTATTCCAACGTCCGCAGTAGAACGCCATACCGAAGTTATTCGCTTTATGAAACGCCACTTTAAAACCTACTCCCGTTGCGGGTTCTTATCGCTACCCGTTGGCGGTGAGGTTGGTACGCATATTGACATTGGTAATTATTACCAAACTAGGGATAGGTATCACCTAGCTATCCAAGGCGAATACGACTATACCGTTGGAGACGAGACGGTTAGCGTTAAAGCGGGCGATTTACTTTGGTTTAATAACAAGTTACCGCACGGTACTAAAAACACGGGCGATGTGGTTAGAATTACTTTCGTATTTGACGTACCGCATAAATAACACTTTACTTACAACCCTTTTTATAGTATAATATACCTATAAGGAGGGTTGATTATGAATAGGTATAAGATGGTTTTAACCGTAAGACAATTTATGCTCAAACACTGTACCCACGAAGTAAAGGTAACGTGTATTGATGGTAAATACCATTGTAGAGTATATACTAACGGTGAGATAAATCAAGAAGCGGTATGTCGTAGTCAAGCGGATATCGCATATACTTGTCGTAATTTATTACGTACGGAAGATAAAATGGGTAACTGGTCGGCGTATGCTACTTCGGCTAGAAACCGTCTCAATAAAATGTTTAAGGAATAATATGAAACTATTAAAATTTCACGCTACTTGGTGTGCTCCGTGTAAAATGTTATCTACCATTATCGAATCTACCGATAAAGATTTAATCGAAGTAGAGAATATTGATATTGAGGCTCAACGTGAGGTAGCTATTAAATTTGGTATTCGAGGCGTACCGACTTGCGTTATCGTAGATGATGAGGGTAATGAAGTTAGACGTAAAGTCGGTTTGATGATGACCGCAAAAGAATATATTAACTTTGTAAAGGGTGAGTAATGTCCGCATTATTAGATAAAATCCGTAAAACTACTACCATTAAAGACGCTTCCATTCTTAACGCTTCTAAGTATTTTACTAAGAAGGATATGATTCAAACGCCTATTCCCGCTATTAACGTAGCGTTATCGGGTTCGTTAGACGGGGGCTTTGTTCCTGGGCTTACTTTATGGTGTGGTCCAAGTAAACATTTTAAATCTATGTTTAGTTTGTTAATGGCCAAATCTTATATGGATAAGTATCCCGATGCGGTTATGGTATTTTATGACTGTGAGTTTGGTACGCCTGAAGCCTACTTTACATCGTTAAAGATGGATACTTCTAGAATTGTACATATTCCCATTATGAATATGGAAGAATTTAAAATTGACGCTATTGCTCAATTAGAAGGATTGACCCGTGGTGACCGAGTTATTTTCGTTATTGACTCTTTAGGTAATATGGCTTCTAAGAAAGAAGTTGAAGACGCTAAAGAGGGTAAAACCGTTGCGGATATGTCTCGAGCTAAGCAGATGAAGTCTATTTTCCGTATGATTACCCCTTATTTAAATAAGTTGGATATTCCTATGGTAGCGGTAAACCACATTTACATGGAACAGGGTATGTACCCTAAAGCTATTATTTCGGGTGGTACTGGCATTTACTTATCTAGCGATACGATTTTCGTAATTGGTCGTCAGCAAGAAAAAGACGGTACTGACTTAATCGGTCACAACTTTATCATTAACGTTGAGAAGTCCCGATATACCCGTGAGAAGTCTAAGATTCCTGTTACGGTTAAATTTGAGGGTGGTATTTCTCGTTGGTCTGGTTTATTGGATATGTCTTTAGAATCAGGTCACGTTATTAAACCGTCAAACGGTTGGTATTCTAGGGTCGATAAAACTAGCGGTGAGATTGAGGCTAAGAAGTTTCGTTTGAAGGATACTGAGTCTAAAGATTTTTGGCAACCTATCTTAACCGATAAAACGTTCCATGCGTTCGTAGCTGACCGCTACCAAGTATCTAACGGTGAGGTTATTACGGATGACGAAGTGGATGCTGAGTTAGCTAAAGTTATTCAAATCGAAAGTGAGTTGGACAATGCCGAAGTATAATATCAAAGCGTTAGAATCTAAAATTAGCGGTAAAGTAGCTATTCAACTTTTAGATGAACCGTTCACTGGGGTTATTATTTCTTATGGTAAAGTTGCGTTTGATGAAATTCGAGAAGATGTTGATAATGAAGTAGCGGTTCTAAAATTTGAATATGCTTTACATGATGACGGTGGGCTTACGTTCTTAGATGAAGACTTAGAATCTCGTTTAGGTGAAATTCTAATTGAGTTATTGGAAGAGGGCGTAAGAGACAATTCGCTAATTTATACTGGGGGAACTGATGAGAATAGAAAGCTTGATATTATCGAATCTGATTCAGAATGAGGACTACTGCCGCAAGGTAGTACCTTATATTGATAAGAGCTATTTCACCGACCGTAAAGAATCGGTTATATCTTCTATCATATCTAAGTTTTTCGATACTTATAACAAGCCTATTTCTCACGATATTCTTGAGATTGAAATATCTAACTATCCAGGAATCTCTGATAAAGAGGTTTCTGAGTTTAGTGATTATTCAAAATCTCTAACTGTTACCGAAAGTAACACCGAGTGGTTATTAGAGAAAACTGAAAAGTTCTGTAAAGACCGTGCGGTGTATAACGCTATTTTAAATTCTATTAAGATTATTGAAGGAAAGGATAGTAAGAATACACAGGACGCAATTCCCAGTATTCTTACTCAAGCGTTATCTATTACTTTCGATAATCACGTTGGTCATGATTACTTTGAGGATGCGGAAACTCGATACGATTATTACAATCGAGTCGAGGAGCGTATCGGATTTAACTTAGATTTCTTTAATAAAATTACTAAAGGCGGTTTACCTAAAAAGACTCTAAATATTGCTTTAGCGGGTACTGGTGTTGGTAAATCCTTATTCATGTGTCACGTAGCTGCGGGTAATTTGATTGAGGGTAGAAACGTTCTATATATTACCATGGAGATGGCTGAAGAGCGTATCGCAGAACGTATTGACGCTAACATTCTAAATATTAGTATGGATAAGTTAGGCTCTATGAGTAAAGAGGTTTTCTTATCTCGTATTAAAAAGGTAACGGAAAAGACTAATGGTAAATTGATTGTTAAAGAGTATCCGACTTCTTCGGCTCATGCGGGTCACTTTAGGGCGTTACTGGAAGAGTTAAAGGTTAAGCGTAATTTTACGCCCGATATTGTTATGATTGACTACTTGAATATTTGTTCAAGTCAAAGGGTTAAAATGAGTGGTGGCGTAAATTCTTATACTTACATTAAAGCGATTGCTGAGGAACTTAGGGGTTTAGCGGTAGAGTATAATGTTCCTATTATTTCAGCTACCCAAACCACTAGAAGCGGTTTTACTAATTCGGATCCTGGATTAGAAGATACTTCAGAATCTTTTGGCTTACCCGCTACGGCTGACTTTATGTTTGCTTTAGTTTCTAATGAACAATTAGAAAGTATGGGTCAGATTATGGTAAAACAGCTAAAGAATCGCTACGCTAGTGTGGATAATTATAAGCGTTTTATTATTGGTATTGACCGCTCGAAGATGACCTTATATGATGTTGAAGATTCGGCTCAAGACGATTTATCCGGAGTAGGTAACACTGCCCCGTGGGAAGCTGACCCAGCTGCTTTTAGTAAAACAGATATTGGTGGCGAACGTTCCGCAGGCGGATTTAGTGATTTTAAATTTTAGACAAAGAGGTATTATATGGCGATTATTAAAGAAAAAGATAGAAACGTTAGAGTTATTGTAGCAGATACTAAACACGATTGTGAACACTTAATTGGTATGTTCTTAAACGAATCACACTATGATACGCTTATTAACGAAGATTGTGATGTGTATATGCCTCCTGACTGCGACGTAGTAACTCAAAGTACCTGCGATACGCCTAGAGATTGTTCTTCTTGTCATATGGGTACTAACGAATTAAAAATCGCCTTTAAATTCCGTAAGAACTTTTTCCCTAAAGAAATTCAAGACGAAGCGTATATTGGTTTACGTCAAGCTGCTACCCGAACCGAAAATCGAGGTTTAGCTTCAGGTATTAAAGAGGGCGTTACGGTTACGGACGATACTCGTATTTGGGTTACTAACTACCAATACGATATGTTATCCGAGTTAAAGTCAGCCCGATTAGCAGCTCTTGAAGTTGAGGACGTTATTGACACGGTTCGTTCTAAGTACCCTACTCAAGAAGATCGTAAGTTAGCGGGTGGTGGTGGTAAGAACTTTGTATGGGTTATTGACCGTTTCCCTGAGCATGGCTTTACTAACGGCTTTGATTTTGACTCATGGGTCGATAGTATTAAACCGTTAAGTCGTGAGGCTAGGGCTGACTCTGCGGATAGAATCTCTACCATTATGAGCACTACGACTTATGGTATTGGTGTATATTCGGGTATTGCTGGTTGGTTTGACCGTTATCCACGTATTCCTTACGGTAGAACTACTAACTATACACGGGATAATCCTGAGTTATTTGCTAGGGCTTACCCGTTTTTACAAACCTTGGCTACTGGTTTTAAAGACCTATTACCATGGCGTTATGGTAACCAAATGCGTGCTGCTGAAACTATTGATCATAGATTTAGAGTTCCTGGAACGCCATTCACTACGCTTACTGTTAATAGAACCTTTAGAACTGCTGCTCATTATGACGCTGGCGATTATACTCAGGGCTTATCTAACCTATTAGTATTATCTAATAACGGTAACTATACAGGCGGTTACTTAGTAGCCCCAGAATATAGAATTGCGGTTAATGTACGTCCTGGAGATTTACTGTTAATCAATAACCACGAAGTTCTTCACGGTAATACCGAAATTACTTTACACGATGAGCAAGCTGAGCGTATTTCGTTAGTTTGTTATTTACGTGAGGGTATGTTGAACTTGGGTTCTTATGAGTATGAGAACGCTAGGTTTGAGTATGTGGAGAGTCGCCGATTAGATAAATCACACCCTTTACAGCGTTTACGTTGGAACGGTATTTCTCCTGGAATGTGGACTGAGCAAGCTTGGTACGATTATTGCGCCAGTAAAATTGGTTATGAAGAGATGCTTAAAAACCATCCCGAGTCTGTTAAACAATCTAGCTTAGAGGATTTTTTCTAAATGTGCGCAATCGTTGGAAGCATTATATTGAATCCGACCGTAGGAGACTTAGCTCTCCTACGAAAAGTGTTTACCGAGTCTATGATTAGGGGTAAACACGCTACGGGTATTTCCTTTCTACCATGGTGGTCGGCTGATATTGTTACTATCTCGGATTCTATATCAGCAGATAAATTTGTCGATATCCATTTAACGGATGATAAATTATCGGATTTAGTGAACGCTGACGGTAACTTGTATTTAATAGGTCATTGTAGATATTCTACTTCTGACCTATTGTATAATCAGCCTATTTCAAACGAAACAACTTCAATCGCCCATAACGGGGTTATTACTCAAGAGGATCCTAGCCAATGGGAAAGTAATTACGGTTATACGTGCGCCACTAGGAACGATAGCGAATTAGTATTACATTCGTTATCGCCTTTGGAAGAGTTTCAAGACGCTTCAATGGCGGTATGTGAATTGGGTAAAGATACTAAATCTATAACGTATTATCGTAACGGTAAACGCCCTTTATACTTTACTTCCATTGAAAATGGTAGTATAATTACTTCTACTAGGGATATTCCACGCAGAGCTAACCTAAAGGGCGAAACTGTTGAAGTTGATATGAACGCTTATCACAAAATCGACAAGAATCTAACGGTTACTGTTGAACGAATAAGTATTGAGGCTAAAGACTTACAAAAGGTAAAATATGAAACAATATCCGTCTGATAAATTTACATACGGTATGGAAATTGAGTGGGGCGATATTCCCCGCTCGTTTGAAATCCCAGTTAATCTGGGTGCTTGGGAATATTCGGAACGAGATATTATCAACCTCCGAGACCCACATAAAAACGTATGCGCTGACCCTCTAGGTATAGACCCTCCTTTCGGCGGAGAGATAAACACTAAGCCAACTAAAACTTGGGCGGAGCAGGTAGATCGCTACTTTGAGCTGCGAAAATTATTCACCGATGCGGGTCATTCGCCAACGGTTGGTGTTACAGCTCATACCCATATTCATTGTCGAGTTCCAGGACTACGGGATGATATTGACGCTTTGAAGCGTCTAACCGCTTATATTAAGAAGAATCAAGCCGATACTATTGACCGTGTTTATGGTTTCTTTGAACACAATCAAATGAAAGGGGCTAAGGGTTCCAAGATGTATTTGAAGTTTGATGGCGGTCGAGCTATGCCCGATTATATGAGCGATAATATTTTGAACCTAGCTACCGATTTTGATTCTTTTATCAAAATGCACGCTGCAGGTAAGGACGGTGTATCTATGGGTCGCCCATTCCGCTACGCTATAAATATGTACGCTCTTAAGCATATTGATACAATTGAGTTCCGCCTTTTCCGTGGTACTCTTGATAGGGAAGAGCTTGAGTCGTGTTTCCGCTTTGTTCAAGATTTCCTCTACGCAGCGTTAAACGATGGTCCAGACGTTAATGAGCTTATTTCGGCTAACGGTTATAAGTTCCCTCCAATGCAGTGGGACTTAGCTCAATTTATTGGCTGGAATAATACCAAACACGACGATAGCCGTGGTAAGAAAGTGAGAACGTTCGTTGAAGTTGTGTAAATGTTCCAGAGAAGAATTTATCTCTGCTATTAGTACCGACCCCGCTGATAAGTTTGCTAAAACGTTTGTCGCTAAGGCGGATATGCAAAAGCAGTGGGACGAGTGTTGGGGCGTTTTTGAGGGTACGCAATTGATGGCAGCCATCATCACTACCGTATCTAAACGAAAGCCTCATGTAGCTAACTTACAACTTTTACATACTTTCGCTAATCACAGGGGTAAGGGTGCGGCTAGAGTTCTATGTGAAAATTCGCTAAGCGATATGAAAAATCGTGGCGTTTCTTTCTTTCGAGTATCGTCTGAACCATCTGCGGTTGGTTTCTATGAGAAAATAGGATTCAAGTTTTGGGGTAAACAAAAATCGGGTTGCCAGTTAAGCATTTTCCGTATAACCAGTGATTCGTTCTCTGAGTGCGAATACGATTATACTGATTCGGTTATCTATAATGCAGTTAATAAAAAGGGAAAGGGTGGGTGTGTTGAAATCTTTGATACCGCTAGCGTAAATAAGATAGCTTCGCTAACACAATTTTAATATATGGATTATCGTTTAAAAGAAAATCGTAGAGAAGGATTTATTCGTTGGTATGCGTGGTCGTTGAAATTTAACGACTGCGACCCAGCGGTATGGGCGACTAATTATTTGAATACCCGTTACGAACACAACGACGAGCAAAGACTTTGGTTAGCGTGGTTTTACGGTAATACGTACTATTTACCAACTTCTTGGGTTCTTATGAACGAGTTCCCAGATTTTGAGTTAGCAACGGTAGATAGAATCGAGAAGTGGAATACGGAAAATTATAAGCGACTCCGATACCAAACCGATACCAAGTGGAACAAAGGTCATTTACCGTCAATGTTTGAATCGTATCAAAAGTTTATCGGTCAAAGTTCTCAACGTGAACGGCTTGAGCAGTTCTACGTAGGAGATTCTAAGGAGAACTTTGATTCTTTATGGGTAGCCCTTAAAACTAATTTACACAAGTTTGGTAGGTACTCTACATGGTTTTATATGCAACACTTAAAGCACACCGCTGGTATTGACGTTGAGCCTAGTTCTTTAATGTTAAGCGATTATGACGGTTCTCGTTCGCATCGTAACGGCTTATTATTAGCTTCGGGTAGGGATGAGGATTATGATAAGAAGTTAAGCGTACAAGAATATAATAATCTTGAATCGTTTGGTGAGGATATTCTTATTGAAATGCGTAGCCGATTCCCTGAGTTGGCTAGTCAGATTGATTACTTTACTATGGAAACTTGTCTATGTTCGTATAAGAAACTATTCCGAACGACCAACGGTCGTTATCTAGGGTATTACCTAGACCGACAAGCGGAAGAAATTCAGCGTTGCGGGCAAGACGGTTGGTATGGTATTGATTGGGAAGTTTTATGGCAAGCTAGAAACGAAAGTATCAATAACCGCTTAGACGTAAAGCGTGGAATTATGAAAGAAAAGTATCCGCTATTTCTAGCAACAGGTAAATTTGAAAAGTTAGAGTGGATGTTTAGCGACGAGGAAGCACAACTAATAGGATTGGAGATGTTTACATGAGAAAAATTATTGCTGTTTGTGGCGTTCCAGGTACTGGTAAAACTACGTTATTCCGTAAATTTATGGAGGGTAAAACTTGGCAATCGGTTGAACCCGAGCCTATGATTCACGCTATGTACTGCGAAGCGTTAGACTTATACGTTTTGGGTAAGTATGAGGAGGGTGAGGTTTTTGCGGGTACTGATAGGTTGGGTATGAGTGTGCAACCTAATGCTGAAAAGTTTATGCGGGAAACTACTTCTAATGTTATCTTTGAAGGTGACCGCCTAACTAACGGTAAATTCTACGACCACCTGTATTCCTTACCAAATTGCGAATTTAATATCGTAGCGTTAAAGGCTCCGCAATCCGTTTTAAAACAGCGGTATATAGATAGAGGATCTAACCAATCGGAAACGTTCTTAAAGGGTAGGGATACTAAAATATCTAATATTCTTTCTAACTTTGAATATATGGCGTTTACCCAAGAGTTTGATAATTGTACGTTAGAACACCAAGCTACCATTTTACAATATATAAATTCTAATCTAGGTATTTAATAAACAACCCGCTTCGGCGGGTTTTATTTCGTCTAAAACTATTTACTTGCAAAGTTTTATAGGTTATAATAAATTAGGCGGGTTTTTATTTTAAATAAATAAGTAAACGAAAGAATTTATTTGGACAAACTATGCTAAAATTTACGGAATACATCGAAGAAGCTTGTTGGACAGGCTATAAGCAACTAGGCATGAAAAATAAAAAAGGTAAAACTGTACCTAATTGTGTACCCGTAGACGAAGGTTTATTAGAATACGCAATAGACGCTAAAGGACATAAAAGTTCTACAGGCGGTTTAACTCAAAAAGGCGTAGACGCTTATAATGCTAAGACTGGCGGAAATTTAAAGATGGCGGTAACGAAAGAACCCTCAAAATTAGACCCCGATAGTAAAGACGCTAAACGACGTAAAAGCTTTTGCGCACGTATGAGTGGTGTGGACGGTCCAATGAAAGACGAACGAGGAAGACCTACCCGTAAAGCCCTAGCTTTGCGTAAGTGGAACTGTTAAACAAGAATATAGGGGAAATGATGATTAACTTTAGTCAGTACCTAAGCGGTAAACAAGAAGAGCGTATATATATCGACTCTCTTATGAGAGAACAACAAGAACAAGACAATATAACTAATTGGATTGTAGATGAGAACGAAGATGGCGAGGAAATCCTCGTAGCAAAGTACGTCTACGAATCTAAAGAAGATCCGGATGAAGAACCAGAAGAAGAATCCGAAGAAGAGAAAAAGAAAAAGGTTTCTAAAGCCGATTTAACTGGAAAGTTACACGAGCTTCTAGTCGGTTACCACCTTAATGGCGGTAAACACATGGAAAAACATCCTAACATAGAAGGTGATTCTCCCGAAGAAGCTCACGATAAGCTTAAAGATACCTTAGAAAAAAATCATCCTGGAGAGTACGCAAGAACTGCGGCTAGAGCTAAATCTGCAGCCTCAGATATTAAGCAACATTTTGACGGCAAAGGTCATGTAATTAAGCACGTTGTTTGGACTTCAAAGTCTGGAGATATCGGACGTGCTACTGGCGGTAAATTCAATTCATCTCAAAATGAAGACCCATCGGATATCGTAGTACATTCTCACCATAAAGATGATGAGAAAAAGCATACAAAATTTACTGGTATTAGTTTAAAGAAGACTGATAAAAATAGCCCCGAAGTGCCATTAGCTAATCCTGGGATAGAACATTCTGGTCCAAACGCTAAAGGGAATTTAATCGCTCATAGAAAATCCGTTGTAGACGCTCATCCTACGATGCCTACGACCTACACTAACTCTAAGGGAAAAGTTAAGGTTCATGGGGCTGAAAAGAGAAAAGATTGGCTTAAGGCTCAACCCGAAGAAGTCAAAGCGGACATTAAACGTAAAAATACTACCGTTTTACATAAGACCGCTAAAGACCTCGCCGACCATTTAAATAGAGAGGATTCGACGCACGAAGAAAGACAAGCTAAATTGGTTCATTTGTTAAGTGCTAAAAATCCGCCTATGCATAATCAACCCATATATCCAGGATCTACTGATACACACGAACATTATAGACACGTAACATACGGTTCAGGCGATAATATAAAACACCACCTTATAACAGATGTGGAAAAACATTACGAAAACCATACGTCAGAACCAGAAAAATTACACATTGAGGCTAGAGGTGGTAGCGTAGTTTTCTCTAAAAAGGAAAAGGATAAGGACGGAAATGATACCCATCGCGAAATCGCTAGACAAGATATGAAGTTTAGCTCACAAAGCGACCCGCAGTCTTCTATGGTATCTTCTGGTAAAGAGATTAAAATTAAAACGCCTAGAGCTAAGAAGGATCCTGACGCTCCGAAAAAGCCTAGAGCTAAGAAGGATCCTAATGCTCCGAAAAAGACTAGAGCTAAAAAGAAGGTAGCCAATCCAGTAACCCCTATACCTACCGCTAACCAATCTTCACTCAATCTAGAGCAAACTCGAAATAGACGCTTAACGACTGAGCAAGTTAGATATATAACAACCCTAATCAGAGAAAACGTAAATGCTTAATTTTAAAGAATTTAAAATGCTTATGGAGGCTGCGGAAGCCTCCAGCGACGATAAGCTAAAACATATTGAACACGCTGAAGACCACCCGTTAAACTCGGGGTATAAAGGGGCGGTTCACGCTTTTGGCGTTCTACAAAAAGCTCACGACCACGTTAAAGCAGGTGCGCATAGCACTGACCTTTCAATGAAGTATGACGGGTCGCCTAGCTTAGTGTATGGCCACCACCCCGAGAATAATAAGTTCTTCGTAGCAACTAAATCGGCTTTCAACAAGACTCCGAAAATAAACTACTCTAACGAAGATATTGAAGCTAACCACGGACACGCTCCTGGATTGGTAGAAAAGCTTAAATCCGCCCTCCACCACTTACCCAAGGTAGCTCCTAAACACGGGGTATATCAGGGCGACGTTATGTTTACTCACGGCGACGTCCACCACCACGATAACGGTAACGCTTCCTTTACGCCAAACACAATTACCTACACCGCTAAAGGAAAAGAAGCCGAAGCGGTTAAACACGCTAAATTAGGCTTAGTAACCCATACCCAATATCACGGTAACGATATTACGGATATGAAAGCTAGTCCACATCCAGATACTAGCGGTTTCGGTAAACACAAAGACGTATTCCATAAAACCGCCGAGCACGATACCAGTAAAGTAGCCTTAACGCCTGCGGCTAGTAAAGAGTTTAAAGGTCACTTAGACGCCGCTAAATCAATTCACGCTAAACACGGTGATAAGATGTACGACGCTACCGAGAAGCACCATGGCGAGGGTGGAGCGTTAAAAGCCTACATTAACCACACCGTAAGAACAGGCGAAACCCCTACTCACAAAGGGTTACAAGGTCATATCGCAGCAAAAGCCGAAAAAGAAATAGCTAAGGTTAAGACAGAAAAGAGTAAAAACGCTAAGTCTCAAGCGTTACACGACGATATCCACCATATCGAAAATAATAAAGAGCACTATAATAATTTACTAAAGATGCACGACCACTTACAAAAAGCTAAGAACGTTTTAGTATCTACGCTAGAACAACACGAAGGCGGTCTAGACCATAGCATTAACGGTACTAAATCAAAACCAGAGGGCTTTGTAGTTCATCACGAAGGTAAGCCTACCAAGCTAGTAAACCGAGCCGAGTTTGCTCGTTCTAATATGTTAAGGTTCGGAAAATAATGAAATCGTTCTTTCAATACCTAATCGAATCGGCCAAGCCCGATACTCACGGGGTTTTAGTTTATGGGCGTATGAACCCGCCCACCGCTGGACACGAAAAAGTAATAGATAAAGTACACGAGGTGGCAGCTAAACACAACGCTGATCACGTAGTGGTTTTATCTCATTCCCACGACGCTAAGAAAAACCCCTTATCCCCCGAGGATAAAGTTAAGTTCGCTAAAGCGGCATTTCCAGGAACTAACATCAAAGCTTCCTCTAAGGCGAGTCCCACCATCTTACACCACGCTTCGGATATGTCGGATAGCGGGATAACCCACCTCCACGTTATAGCGGGGTCAGATAGGGTGGGGACTATGAGTGAGTTGTTACATAAATATAACGGAGTTCCAGGGAAACACGGTAGCTATAACTTCAATAAAATTACCGTACACTCAGCTGGCGATAGGGATCCGGACGCTGATGATACTTCAGGCGTATCGGGTACTAAGATGAGGGAATATGCAGCGTCTGGAGATAAAGAAAATTTCCACGCTAATTTACCTTCTAAAATGCCCGAAAGACACAGAACCGCTCTATTCCATACTCTACGTAAAAGTATGGGTCACGAAGAATAATAAACGAAGAATAATAAAAATGACAACCACTTTCAAACTATTTGCCGATAAAATGGGCGGAACTTCGGCTTCCGAATACATAGGCGTTAAAGGCGACCTTTTCTATAATCAAGATACTGGAGAACTTAGATTATCAGATGGAGTAAAGGTCGGCGGAATTACATCGAGTAAAGGATGTTTCCATAAATTAGCTAACATAACGGCACCAGTTGCTGATACTGTATATGCGTTTGATTGGTACACCGACGCTACGCCACACATAAACACTAGAGGCGTTACCGTAACGTCAGCTAATCCTAGTAGAATTTCCATTTCAACTGCAGGAATTTACACTGTATTTCTAGAAATGCAGATTAAAAATACCGTTTCCGCTAATAGAGAAGCTTATATCTGGTTAGCTAAAAATGGTTCTGATGTAGCTGAAACTTGTGTTAAAGTTGAAATAAAACAAGGTGGTGGTACAGACGCTTATCAATTAATGTCTAAACAATGGGTTTTAGATAACGTATCCGCTAATGACTATATAGAAGTAAAATTCGCTGTAAATAATGTTTCTGGTATAAGCTTAGAATACACTCCAGCTCAAACTACCCCTTACGTCAGACCAGCCATACCTAGTGCTACCATAACCGTAACGCCAGTATAACCCCTAAATAAATGGGATACAAAATGAAAAAACGCCTTTATGAAGATATCCCAGTAGGTTACGCTCCAGCAGAACTTACGTTTAGAGGATATAAAACTAAAAATCTACATCACTCAGAGGACGCTGTTAGAGCTTTCCAACAAACGATTCAACGAGTAGGTCATTCTAGCCCAGTAGCGGTATTAAACGCTTTAAAAGCTACGGATAACTATATGAAGTTGAACGACCTACACCTTGAACAAGGTAAAGCTCCTGATGATGAGGAATTAGCGGTATGGCGGTTTAATCACGGTAAGGCTAGGGAGTGGTTAGAAAGCGTAGGAGAATTTCTTCACCATATGGACTACTGGCATGCACACAAACACGAGATAGATAATATGGAAACAAAATATAATCCACAAACAGCGGGAGCTGAAATGTCAGAATCGACAAAAATCAAATCACCTAAAGTTGAATCGCCAGTAGTTAATACTAATAGTAAATTCAATATTGGTAAGAGTAACTTAGGGTTTAAAGACTATATGAAGTTGTCTGCTATGGCTAGCGGTAAAATCACTAGCCCTAAAGACCCAGAAGATTTAAACACCGCTGAGTTAGATATGACCGCAGTGGGTGGTATTAGCTACCCGCCTAGTAAAATGAATAACACGGCTAGAATACAACGTATTCGTCAGCAAACGGAATAAAGGTATATAAATGGATGAATTAAAAATCACGGCTAAAATTGTTCTAGCGGATATGTTTGCGTTTTACTACAAGACTCACTCTTTCCATTGGAATGTTACTGGTATAGACTTTATTCAGCTTCACGGATTCTTCGGCGATTTATACGAAGAAGTACACGATGCGGTTGACGTTATAGCTGAGGAAATTAGAGCGATAGACGAATTCGCTCCATCTAGCCTACAAACTATCTTAGACCTAGCTACTATTGAGCAATGTGGCGATGAAAAGATGAGTTCTTTGTTGATGATAAATACTCTTATTGCCGATAATGATACTCTAATACAATCGTTAAATAAATTATTTACTACCGCTACCGCCCAAAATAAACAAGGGTTAGCGGATTTTGCTGCGAGTAGATTAGACGTTCATAATAAACATAGATGGATGCTTACCGCTTTAACAAAATGAGTAATATAAAAGAAGACGTATATGCCGCCGAATTTTCTATAAGAAAATGGGTAGATAAGGTTACGGGAAAAACTAGAACTAGACGTATTCGCCCAAACCGAATTACGTTCGCTAATAATCTGCTTCAAGGCGTTAAACCCACGGTGGACTTAGGCGATCCTGGATCGCCCTATCTGTATAAAATGCCTGTTGTAAAGAAGAGTCCTACCGCTAAAGCGGTTATATCTAAGCAACGAGCAGCTGTACGAAAAGCGCAAAGACAAGAGAAAAAGCGTATGGACGAAACCTTAGACCCATCTATGGGGGCGGGCGAATACGTTAAAGACTTCAAAAAATCTACAGCCCCTCAATTTAAAGGTAAATCTAGTAAAAAGAGGGCTGAGATGGCGATCGCTGCATATATGGGCGATAAAACAAAATCACAAAACGAAGGATTAGAAATGACGGATTTAAAACAATTAGCAGAATACGCTGCAGAGTTAAGCTTGGTTGAAGACCTAGCTTTTTTCCTGTGTGTGGATGATGATGAAAATATATACATCTCCGAAGAATACAACGAAGATACAATAGCAGCGTACGTAGACGGAGAAATGGTGTTGGAAGACGGTCTCCAATTAGACAAAAGCGCAATCATTAATGAGTTAAACTATGATACGCTTAAATCTTATTCAAGTAAGGCTAAAGTCGATTTAAATAAAAAATTAGGCGACGTAGCTCGTACTCGTAAGGTTAGCGTAAAAACTGCCGATAAGATTACTAATAGAATAAGAGGTCTAGAAAAAGCTGAAGACCGTATGGAAAAGAAGGTTAATGAAGAAGCGGAAAGCAGAGCTTACTTTATTTTAGAAAGCTTACAATCTTTAGCCGAACAAGCTATTCAGGAAAGTATTGAAAGTGGACAAGCAGTTTTTGTTTGCGTAGACGAACAAGAAGAATTATATTTGTCTGAAGAATTTAGCGATGATGTTATCGCTACCTATATCGACGGAGAAGTATATATATCCGACGAAGACGCTGAGTATATTGAAGAAAATGTAGCCTTAGCGTTAGCTGGTCAATTATTCGAATAATTAAAAAAGAGGAAACTAGAATGAGTTTATGGGGAATTACTGACGCTTTAGCATCAGCACCAAAAAATAATACAAGAATCAATATTTTTAGCGGAGCTTCAACTGCAGTTGTAGGCGTTACGGCTAATACTATTACTATCGCCGATGGTCACGGTTATACTACTGGCATGCCAGTATATTACAGCGCAGGTGGTGGAACGGCTATTGCTGGTTTAACTACAGGTACGCTTTACTACGCTATCCGTATTGATTCATTCGTACTCAAATTAGCCACCTCTGAAGCTAACGCTTTAGCGGGTACGGCTATTGATATTACAGCGGTTGGGGTAGGCGTGGCTCACACCCTACAACACTCCCCCGCTAATATCTACTTTGTGGACTCGGTGGAAGCTACAATCTCTACCACTAGAGCTAAAGGTATTAAGTGTCCAGGATGGTGGTCATATAAAACTTGGACTAACGCTGACGGCTCAGTTCAACACCAAGCCGAGTGTTTAGTGGCTATGCAAGGGGCTAATACCGCATTAGTTCCCGAAACTACTGGCGACCGTTCTGACGACGCTGTATTACCAGACGCTGAAGCATAATTAAAAATGGGGCTGAATAAGCCCCATATAAATAAATAATGCAAGAAAGATTAAACGACTCCAATTTCATGTTGTATGCTATGAAGCACTACGACAACCCACAATGTCAAACTGTCGAGGAATTCGACCAAGATTTAAAGAAATTTTTATATTTAAAGAAGTTACTCTCTAGGTATTCTAGGGATAATGAATTGAAGGAACGTTTAATATTAAATCATATTATCATAATATATAATTTATTTAATGAAGCTGCCACTAATATGTTATTCTTCAAAATAGATGAAGAGTATTGGCCAATGTTAATTACATTCTTAACTTACCTAGAAAGAATGCCCGAAACGGTTCCGAACTATTCAATAGTAGCTTCAGAAATACCTTTAGACCAAAACATTATAGATAGGTTGAGAAAAATATGAGCGCATTAGTAGATAACGCTATTGCTTTAAGAATTTTAAAGCTTCTAGTTACGCCTTTCGGAGAATCGGATGCGTTTAAACACGGAATCGTGGACGATAAGGGTAAAGTATTACGTAAAGCATCTACGTTAAGATCCCCAGCCGAAAAGGACGCTTATAACTACCTAGTGCGTCTTGTGTTTAATATGAAGCGTATTATAAATAAACTTCCTGGCGAAGACGCTAAGTTACGTAATATGGTTGCTGCAATGGTATTGGTACGTGAAGCGTATAATAACTCAGACGATACCGCTATACCGTTAATGGAAAGTAATTTTCAAGATTTTCAGTCTATGATAACTGAACAAGATATTACAACATATCCGGAGTATAAAGTGTTAATTGACTTCTTCTCTGAGGAAGGGGAAGGGGCGGTTGGCGGAGCACCAACCAATAACGTATCCGGAGCTTCGGTGTTGGAACCAAAGATTGGTAAAAAAGATATTAAAAAATATCGTAGCTTGGCTCGTAGGTCTGCTCCAAAACTAATCGTAGGCTCACCGCCTACAAAATAAAGGGATAATATAAAATGTTTCTATTAGATTTTTTACCAGTTTGGAGTATATACGTTATAGCAGTTAGCGGGTTAGCGTTATTCTTATACGCTAGATTTTTCCCTTCGTTCGCCATATTCCCTTACACTCTTGTAAACCTAGGGTTAGAAGTAGTGGGTATTGCGGTAATAGCTTCTTGTTGTTATTTAATGGGCGGGGTAGAAAACCAAACCCGTTGGGAAACTAAAGTCAAAGAAGCCGAAACGGTAGTAGCTAAAAAGGAAGAAGCCTCTAAGGAAGCTAACGTTAAAATCGTTGAAAAGATAGTTATACAAAAGCAAATCATTAAGGAAAAACGAAATGAAACTACTAAAGCAGTCGTTAAAAACACTGACGCTATCAACGCTACTTGCGAGTTGTCTAATTCTTTCGTCGTGCTCCACGACAGTGCCAGTCAAGCAATCATTCCCCCAAGTACCATCCCAGATGCTGAAACCGCCTCCGATGTTAAAGCAAGTGAAGCCCTAGACGTTATAACCCAAAATTACTTAACCTACTACGAGTTAAGGGATTTGGTTATGCAGTGGCAGGAGTGGTATAGAACTCAAAAAGAAATACAAGAACAATAAGAGAGAAAATACAATGGCACTCGAGACAGAAGTAGAAGTATTAAAAAGCGTAGTTAATAAATTAGACCAATCACTGGAAAAGATATCCCAAGTGAGCGACGATATTGGAAAGTTGTTAGCAGTACATGACGCTAAAATTACTCAATTGGTAAAAGAAAGTGATATACGTACTGACGATGTAAAAGATATCAATGCTCGTATTGCTACCCAGACTAAAGAAATATTATCTAAAATAGATGATATGGAAATGGGTATTGAAATTAAAATGGCTGAGAATTCAGTAGCTTCTCGAGAGCAACACAAAGAAATACAAAATGAAATTAAGAACGATATACTTAATATTGAAAAATCTAACAAAGATAGCTTTAAAGCCCTAGACGCTAGAGTTACCGTATTGGAAGTTTGGCGTTGGTATATTCTGGGCGGAGTAGCAGTTATACTATTCCTTTTCAGTAACCTTAACACTTTCTCAAAGCTATTCAACTAACCCTATACACTTACTTACTGCCCTACGGGCAGGTGAGCCAAAGGCTCACAGACTTAGTTTTGTTATACATACGTTTAATACATTCACTTAGATACTGCTACGCAGTGCCTTAACTAACGTTAAGTCAGAACCTAAAGGTATTATACTAAGGTACGCCTTGTAAGTCAAGCGACTTTACCTAATCTTTACGAAATATAATACTTTACTTACAGCTATCCTTACGCTATAATAAGTGTTATAACTACTTGAGGTTAAGGCTTTATATGATGCATATAGATTTGAAATTCGTTAGTATGATAGCGAATAGGCTTAGAAACTTTAAGCAAAAAAATGATTATTTGTGGAACTTTTCTTGCCCAATTTGCGGGGATAGTTCTACTAATAAAACCAAAGCTAGGGCTTTTATCTATAAGTCAAATGGCGACCTTTTTGTTAAATGTCACAACTGCGGATACGTTAATAATCTTGGAAACTTAATCAAACATTTAGATTCTTATTTGTATAAGGAATACGTTTTTGAGAAGTATAAAAGCAACGTACTCCACATCACCCCAACTACCGAACCCACAACGGTAGAAACTCCCCCTGTTGAAGTAGAACTTAGCGATGACTTACTAGACCCTTTAGTATGTATAGCGGAGCTACCCCCAACGCACCCTGCGGTTAAGTACGTAGAGAAGCGTAAAATACCTAAGAGTGCTTGGGGTCGGTTGTATTTTGCGCCTAAGTTTAAGGCTTATGTAAATTGGTCGACGGGTAAAAAAACCTTTCCTGAGCCGATTCAATTTGAACACCCTAGGATGATTATTCCCTTTTATAATAATCACGGTAAGGTATTCGCCTATCAGGGTAGAGCGTATGGGGATGAAACGCCTAAGTATCTTACTGTAAAGATTGACGACGTACAAGAAAAGATTTACGGTTTAGATATAGTAAACTACGCTAAACCAATTTATGTAGTTGAAGGACCAATTGATTCGTTATTTTTACCTAACGCTATTGCGGTTTCGGGTGCTAGTTTTGATACCCCTATAATTAGGAGCTTAAAAGCTAATTGTACATTGGTTATGGATAATGAGCCTAGAAATAAGGATATTGTAAAACAGTTAAAGAAATATATTGACTCGGATTATAAAGTTTGTATGTTTCCGGATAGCGTTGATGCTAAGGATATTAACGATTTAATATTATTAGGTTATACGTCAGATGAGATTATAAACCTTATAAATACGAATACCTTTACAGGAATAGAAGCTAAATTGAAATTCGCCACTTGGCGGAAATGTTAAACCAAAAGGAAAGTTAATGCAAGTAAGACTTATATCATATACCACCCCATCGGCGGAATTAGTGGCTGAGGGTTTAACCCTTCCCCATGAACTTATCGCCTATTGCGCTAGGGTAAGTAACCCCAGCAACCAAATGAATCATGAGACTGCTGATAAGTTAGTAAATTATTTACTAAGACATAAACACTTTAGCCCGTTAGAAATGGTGGATTTAACGCTTGAAATCAATACTACCAGAGATATCGCTCGCCAAGCTATAAGACACAAAAGCTTTGTGTTCCAAGAGTTTAGCCAACGATACGCTGACCCTGTTAAAGAGTTAGAATTTGTTATTCGTGAAACTCGCTTACAAGACCCAACTAACCGCCAAAAGAGTTTACCTACTGATGATAAAGAACTTATTCGTTGGTGGGAAGATGAACAGCGTAAGTTAATTGCCAATGTAAGAGACGTTTATTCCCAAGCCTTATCTTTAGGTATCGCTAAAGAACAAGCTAGGGCTATTCTCCCCGAAGGTCTAACGGCTAGTCGTATGTACATGAAAGGTTCGCTCCGCTCATGGATTCACTACTGTGAAGTTCGTACCGATGAAAGTACCCAAGAAGAACACCGCCAAGTAGCCCTAGTATGTGCTAAGGTTATCGCAAAGTTATTTCCTATTATCAACAACATTAACAAACAAGAAAGCTAAAATAAAAATGGATGTATCGCAAAGAATTTTATCTAATATTACCGTATTCAATAAGTATGCTAAATTTATCCCAGAATTAAACCGTAGAGAAAACTGGGACGATTTGTGTGACCGTAACGCTAGTATGCATATTTTAAAATACCCGCATCTAGAAAAAGAAATTAAACAATTATACACCGACTTCGTTAAGACTAAAAAAGTATTACCGTCTATGCGTTCTATGCAATTCGGTGGTCGCCCTATTGAGTTAGCCAATAACCGAATGTTTAACTGCGCTTACGTAGCGGTAGATAATCCTGCGGCTTTTTGGGAAGCTATGTTCCTTTTACTAGGCGGTTCAGGCGTTGGTTTTTCAGTTCAGAAACCTCACGTAGATAAGCTTCCTTTAGTGGTTGGACCTATTAAACGCTCTAGACGTTACCTAGTAGGCGATTCTATTGAGGGTTGGGCTGATGCGGTTCGTATTTTGGTACGTGCCTATTTTGAAGGTAAATCTGACCCTGAGTTTGACTTCCGTGATATTCGACAAAAAGGTTCACGCCTTATTACCAGCGGTGGTAAAGCTCCTGGACCTGACCCGTTGCGTATTTGTCTTGACCACATTCGTGCGGTATTGAATAATTCGGTAGGTCGTAAGTTGAGTTCACTAGAAGCCCACGATATCATGTGTCACGTAGCGGACGCTGTTTTATCGGGCGGTATTAGACGTGCGGCTTTAATCTCCTTATTCAGTATTGAAGATATGGATATGTTGGGTTGTAAATCGGGTGCTTGGTGGGAATTAAACCCACAACGTGGTCGTGCCAATAACTCAGTAGTATTAAAGCGTGGTGTAGTTAGCGAAGACCAGTTCAAAGATATTTGGCAACGAGTGAAAGATTCAGGTTCTGGCGAGCCAGGATTCTTCTGGACTAACGACTACGATATTGGTACTAACCCTTGTTGTGAAATTTCGCTTAAGAATATGCAGTTTTGTAACTTGACTGAAACCAACGTTGATGACGTTAAGAGTCAAGAAGATTTAAATGCTAGAGTTAAAGCTGCATCGTTCTTAGGTACTTTACAAGCGGGTTATACTAACTTCCATTATTTACGTCCACAATGGCGTGAAAATACGGAAGAAGACGCTTTGATTGGTGTTGGTTTAACGGGTATTGGTTCAGGTAAGGTATTACCGTTTGATTTAGTTCAAGCTGCTGAAATTGTTAAAGAAGAAAATGCTAGAGTTGCAGCCTTAATCGGTATCAACCCAGCGGTTCGTACTACTTGTATTAAGCCTTCTGGTACTTCTTCCTTGACGGTAGGTTCAGCTTCAGGTATCCATGCTTGGCATAACGATTATTATATTCGTAGAATGCGTGTCGGTAAAAACGAACCGCTCTTCAAATATATGAACGACAATTTCCCAAGCCTTATTGAAGATTGTAAATTTAAGCCTCATCTAGAAGCGGTAATGAGTTTCCCTCAAGCTGCTCCTATTGGTTCAATTTTACGTACCGAGCCAGCCTTAAGCCTATTAGAAAGGGTTAAACGTTTTAATATTGATTGGGTTCATAACGGGTATCGCTCAGGTTCAAACCACCATAACGTATCTTGTACAATTTCCGTAAGAGATACCGAGTGGGAAACTGTGGGTGAGTGGATGTGGGATAACCGTGATTCATATACGGGTATTTCTGTACTTCCTTATGATAACGGTACTTACGTACAAGCCCCGTTTGAGGACTGTACTAAAGAAGTATTTGAATCAATGCTTACCCATTTACACGATATTAACTTAGACTTAGTTCTTGAGTTAGAAGACAATACCAATTTAAACGACCAAGTAGCTTGCGCAGGCGGTGCTTGTGAAGTAACCTTATAAGGAGAAGCAAGATGGCTACAAAATATTTTGAATGTTCATCTTGCCAATCTCATGGCAAGATTACAGTAAAATCGGATAATGACCTTTCTACTGAAGATATAGTTTACTGCCCCGTTTGTTCGGCTGATATCTACGAGGAAGAAGAGGACTTAGATAAACCTGAATAAGTAGAGGGTATCAACTCTTTATAAATTTAAAATGTGGTTTTATCAAGGAACTGAGGTAAACGAATTACCCGACGATTGTGTGGGGTTCGTTTACCTTATTGAAAATACGACTAGCGGTCGTAAGTATATCGGTAAGAAATTAGCGAAGTTTTCCAAGACAACGGTTAAAACTGTTACATTGAAAAACGGAACTAAGAAAAAGAAAAAGATTAAAAGTAAAATTGATTCTGATTGGATGACCTATTACGGGTCATCCTTAGAACTAACCAAAGATATAGAATCTCTCGGTGTAGATAAATTTACTCGAGAGATTTTGTTTTTTTGTAAGTCTAAATCCGAATGTTCTTACGTGGAAGCAAGGGAACAATTCGCTCATAGAGTATTGGAAAGTGATGCTTATTATAATAATAACATCATGTGTAGAATACACGGTTCACATATTAAAAATAAATTATGACATATATACTTTTCGCAACAGCATTAGCATTATCTGCGGTAGCAGCTTTCTATTCTATTATGGGATTGACGGCTATCTTTGCTGCAGCCGTTATACCTATTCTAGTTATGGGTTCTCTACTTGAGGTATCCAAGCTAGTAGTAGCTTCGTGGCTTTATCGTTCTTGGAAAAAGATTCCTTTTCTGATGAAGTCTTATTTTTTAACAGCATTAATTGTATTGATGTTTTTAACTTCTATGGGAATTTTTGGATACCTGTCCAAAGCTCACTTAGACCAAGCCGTTCCCGCTGGGGACGTTATTGCTAAAATCGAATTTGTCGATAGCAAAATTAAAATAGAAAAGGAAATCATAGATGAATCTCGTAAATCGCTTTCTCAATTGGATGCTGCAGTTGATCAAACGCTTGCCCGATCTACGGACACCGCAGGAGCCAGTAAATCCGCCAACCTTAGAAGAAGTCAAACCGCAGAGCGAAAAACTCTTAACGACCAAATCCAAGCCTCTATCGCCAAGATCCAAGAACTCAATAAAGAAAGAGCACCCCTCGCTGCCGAAAACCGTAAAATCGAAGCCGAAGTTGGACCAATCAAATACATCGCAGCTCTAATCTATGGCGATAACCCTGACTCTAATTTATTAGAGAAAGCGGTTCGTATAGTTATATTGTTAATTGTATTTGTATTTGACCCTTTAGCTGTATTGATGTTAGTGGCAGCGAATTGGCAATTACGAGTATCCAAAGAAGAAGCTTTAGCTAACGTTACACCGACAGAAGCTCCAGCGGTAGTTAAGGAAGAGCCTTTAAAGGTTACTCCCGCTCCTATTCCTGAAGTGGTGAATGAGCCTGAAGAAACTGTTGAGGAAATTGTTAAACCGAAACCGAAGGAAGAAGTACCAACTATTCCTGAAGAATCTCAAGACCTTATTGACTCATTCTTCAATAGACCGAAAAAGAAAAAGAAACACTACGACTTACAGTTTGTAGAAGATATTAGACTGGAAGACGATTTAGCGGTTGAGCTACCGCCTGAAAAGCCTAAGTCTAAACGTGTTTTAATGTAAATAATTTAAAAATACCCTTTACTTACAACTAAGTTTAGGGTATAATTCTTATATGGGGACGAAAAGTATCTAAGGGTATATTATATGAAATACGATGTAGATGACGAGATTTACGAAGCTATCTCAAAAATGAAGTACGATATTAAGCTTAAGCCTAAGAACTTAATCGCCAAGGACTTACGTTCTCCGAAATATCGTATGCGAGTAGTTGATTCTAAGGTAGCGTATGAACGTAATCCAAAACATAAAGGAAAAGTCGATTATGACGAATAAGGTTTTTAGTAAACAGTATTCTATTAAAAAAGAAAGCGGTTACGAAGTGACCCTTGATTTTATTGAATATGACTACGACTGCGTTGAGCTTCGTATTACCAAATTTATGGCTAGCGGTAAACCCGATAAGCCTATTCTTGATGTGACCAGTGGTATTATGCTATCCAAGAAAAGCTTTAAAGCTTTAATGGGTGAATTTTCTAATGATTTGAAAGGTTTTATTGATGCAATCGAAGACTAATTTTAACCAAATTAAATTAAACGACAGTACCGATCTTCGCGAAGACGTAAATGTCAAACTCCAAAAGGGTATCGTTCATGTAACGTTTGCTAAGGTAGACGGTTCTATTCGAGTTTTAGATTGTACGTTAAACGGCGATTTAATTCCCGAAGATAAAGCTCCTAAAACCCAAGTAGCGTATAATAAGGATTCCGCTCCTTCGCCTACCGCTAAAGTATTCGTACAAAGTTTACAAGAGTGGCGTTCGTTCCGTTGGGATTCTATTATTTCTTATCATTAAGGCGTTTTTGTATATGAGTAAAACTAAATTCTTATTGGTTGTAGCTTTGGTAGTATGTTTAGGCATACTTGTTGGGTTTATTTTACCCTTCTTGTTCTCTGCTAAGAGCACTTTCGCCGTAGCCCTCGGCGTTTTAATTGTATTGGGTGGTGTAGCGTATGCTTCTTGGTGTATGGCTGCATTTTTAAATGACATGGACGATAGTAAATAAATTTTTGAAAGATAATATGCGTAAAATTAAATTAGCTTTAGCCGTAAGTGCTTTGTTAGCCGTATCAGCTTGTTCTAAAGTTCCAGCGGGTAATGTGGGTGTTAAGTTCGACTTATATGGTGGTGATAAAGGCGTTACTGGCGAAGTAGTCGGTCCTGGTAAGTATTGGTTAGGTATGAATGAAGAATTGTACTTATTCCCTACTTTCGCTCAAACCGCTGTTTGGGGTAAAGCTCTTGGCGTTCAAGACGAATCTATTACCTTTCAAGACCGTGAAGGTACACAAATCAACGCTGACGTAGGTATTACTTACGCTATTAAAGCCGATAAAGCCGACTTGGTGTTCCAGAAGTATCGTAAAGGTATTGACGAGATTACCGATATTTACATTCGTAATATGGTTCGTGACGCTATCAATAGCGAAACCTCTACTATGGATGTAGCTGAAATTTACGGTGCTGGTAAAGAACCCTTAATGAATAAGGTCACCCAACGTGTACAAAAAGAAGTAGGCGATATTGGTATTGTAGTTGAGAAAATCTCTTGGATCGGTGCTATGCGTTTACCGCCAACCATTACCTCAGCTATCAATAGTAAAATCGAAGCTACTCAAAAGGCTCAACAACGTGAAAACGAATTACAAACCGCTAAAGCTCAAGCGGAAATTGAACGTGAAAAAGCCCGTGGTGAAGCCGATGCTATGTTAATTGCCGCCAAGGGTGAGGCTGACGCTAACCGTTTGCTTCAAGCTAGTTTGACTAATGAGTTAGTAGAATATACTAAGGCTCAACGCTGGGACGGTAAGTTACCGCAAGTAACTGGTTCCACTATGCCTATGATTAACGTTAAGTAATTTTTTTAGAAAGATATATTGAGTATGATTACAATTAGCCCAGATGACCGCAAAAAGATCAAAGCCGCAATGTCTGAAATCAGTAATGCTTTCGTTCGTGCTGAAGCTGAGCGTGACTTGATTAAAGAAATTATCGGCGACTTACACAAGGAACATCAGATTCCTAAGAAAACGCTAAATAAGATTGCCAGAACTTTCCATAAGCAAAGTCTGATGCAAGATTTACAAGACCACGAAGAGTTTGTGGAATTGTACGATTCAATCGTTAAAGAAAACTAAAAAAATGAAACAATCTAGAGCCGATTTTATGCAGCAACGGGTTTACCCCTTACTGACGGAATCCCCGAAAGGGGTTTATGTGACCTTTACTAAAAAGACCACAAACGGCACTAGATATATGCTATGTACCCTTAACGACTCACTAATTCCGCCCCACGCAAAGCCCAAAGGTACTGGGGCTGGAGGTCCGCCAGATATTGTTCGTGTATTCGACTTACAATATAATGGGTGGCGTTCCTTCAGCTGGGGTTCGGTTCAACATTTTAATGAAAAAAAATAAAGCTTTACTTACAACCATTAATATAGTATAATATACTATAACTTGGAGGTAAGTACCTATGTCAGATAAAAGAACCGCTATCATTGAAAAAGCCGAACGTCTAGCTAAAGGCGTTGAACGTACTATTCGCCCAGAGAACTATAAGGCGGATCTCATTCGTGCGTTAAACTATTATAATATCAACAACACCGACCTCGATAAGAAGAAGTGGTTAATCGGTTACGTAGCTAAGACCGATAAGCGTACCGCTGCAGGCTTATTGAAAATTGACGAACGCCACTTCCGTCACGCTGGTATTCTAGCCAGATTGATTGAGGGTGGCACTTCGCTCCAAACTACTGAGCAAAATAAATTCGATACTATGTTATCCGAATTAAAGGCTCGTCTAACCGCTCCCGCTCCTGTTAAAACTAAATCTACTTTAACTGTCGCTGCTCCCGTAGTGAACGTTCAAGAACGTATTGAAGCCCTAGCTCACCTACACGGTGCTGAGTTTGATTACGCTATTGACGAGTTCTGTGCTTTGAAGACTTCCGACTTCTCGGCTAAGAATTACCTATTAGCCAACAACGTATCAGCCCCCGTCGCTAAGCATATCGCTTCTTTCTACACTTCTTTAGTAAAAGAACTTACTGAAGCGGTGGAGGGTAAAGACGCTCAGTTGAGCGAGGGTTATCGTAACTTTAACAAGCGTCAGCTAAGAGCGTTACTAGCGTTTGTTACAACTATTGTATCCGATTGTACCCAACAAATCGTTACCGCTAAGTCTCAAAGGGTAGTGGCTAAGAAGCCGCAAACCCCTGCTAAGTTAGTGGCTAAGATGAATTATATGAGAGTGTTTGATGAGTTGAAACTTAAGTCCGTGCCTTCTACCCGTATTGTAGATTCTACTGAGGTTTGGGTATATAATACCAAAGCCCGTAAAGTACAAATCTATTGCGCAGAAAAGGGTACTCGCTTATCCGTTAAGAACTCCTCTATTATTGGCTTCGATATTAAAACATCTACCCAATATACTATTCGTAACCCAGAGACTTATTTTACATTCAATGTAACTTCTAAGCGAGAGTTGAACGCCTCTTTAACAGCGTTAAAAACCAAAGCCTCCGTACCTAACGGTCGAGTGTCTGAGGATTGTATTATTATTGGAGCCTTTTAAACTATGATTAAATGTGAACGTGCTAAATCGTTGATTGAGAGACTTAAGTATGAAGAACATAACGAAGCTCTTATACTAGAAGCTATCGCTCACATAACCTATATACAGGGGATGTATGAATATTTCTTAGAAAACGAAGGATTTGCGTTTATTAAAAGCGAACTTCCTGAACACTTAAAAGGTCTTAAATGATATTAGCAGATTATAGCCAAGTAGCCTTGGCGTCTATACTTTCTTTCAAACGAGAATTACAAGGTACGGAGAGTGAGGTTAAGAACCTTATCCGTCACTCAATTTTATCAACTCTAAAAGCGTATAAGAAAAAATACGGTAAAGAATACGGTGAATTGGTTATTTGTTGCGACGGTAGAAAATACTGGCGTAAAGAAGTGTTTGAACACTATAAGGCTGGGCGTAAAAAGTCCAGAGAACAGTCTGATTTAAATTGGAAACTTATCTTTGATACGCTATCGGAGATTCGTGATGATTTACAAAAACACTTTCCTTATAAGGTTATTCACATTAACGAAGCCGAAGCGGATGATGTGATTGCGGTATTAGCTAAGTGGTCACAAGATAACAATTTAATCCAAGTTGGTTTAGAATCTGAACCGCAAAAGGTTATTATCTTATCTTCGGACGCTGACTTTATTCAATTACAAAAGTTCTCGAACGTTGATCAGTACTCGCCCTATATGAAGAAACGCTTAACAGCTAACAAAGCCCAGTTACACGAAAAGTACATTACTCACGTGGTAAAGGCGGGGGATGACGGTATTCCTAATATCTTGTCAGCGGATGATGTATTTGTAAAGGGCGAGCGTCAAAAACCCGTTACCGCTAAACGCTTAGCTGAGTTTATGGAGAAGGGTTTTGAAGCTTGTGCTAATGACGAAGAACGACGTAATTGGTCTCGTAATGTAAGGTTAATTGATTTTGACTATATACCTGTAGAAGTAAGTTCTAAAATCGTAGACGCTTACCAAAATTATAACGTTGTCGGCGATAAAATGTCAATCATGAATTACTTGATTGAAAACCGCTGTCGTTTACTATTATCTGAGTTAGAGGAATTTTAATGGCAAAATATATTACCGAAGTTTTAAAAGAAATTAACGATAACCCCGAGTTACTCGCTAAACACATGGCTAACGCTGGGTTGCGTATTGTGTATGAATACGCTTACGACCCAGCAAAGAAGTTTATTCTACCCGAAGGAGTACCGCCTTATAAAAAAGACGAAGCTCCTATTGGTATGACTCCAGGAAATGTACATCAAGAGTTTAGACGTTTCTATGTGTTTTGCAGAGCGGATTTACCCTCTTTAAAACGTGAGTCTATTTTTATTAGCTTACTAGAGAATATCCACCCCTCCGAGGCGGATTTAATGTTAGCTATTAAAGACCAAGACCTTACACGCCTTTACCCTAACCTAACTAGAGAGTTAGGCGAGAAAGCGGGTTTCCTTAAACCGTTACCCGTAGTAGAACCAGTTGCAGCGGATCCAGCTCCTAAAGTTAAAGCCCCTAGAAAGGCTGTAGCAAAAAAAGCGTAGGCTCTTGGAACCCCAGACTTACGAAGAATTCTATAGAGCCAGAAAAAATATCTTCGTTTTCTAAAATAAAGCTTTACTTTCAAGCTTTACTAGGTTATAATAAGTCTTAAGTTGATAAAAAGTATGATTTATTTTAAATTATTTGACTTTTTATCGTGTAAAGTTTACTAAATATAAAGTACGATGAATAATCGCTTTACTTTCAAACTTTATTAGGTTATAATAACTTATGTCTAACGCTTCATATAATAGCTACTCGCAAATTAGTTGGTCAAATAGACCAACGCATGCGACCGCCTTTTATGATGAACATGGGCTTCGGTATTTGAATTGATTTAACTCTATTCCTATGCTGAGCCCTAAAGACTAAACCCTTTAGGGCTTTTTTATTATATCTAAAATATCGCTTGACTCTCAAAGAGTTTTGCGGTATAATAAGTGTAATGATATTAGTTAGTATCGTCTAACTAATTAAACGTTCTTTAAATTCGCTAGCTTCTTTTATTTTGTTAATGACCTATTCTATTTGTATGTTACCTGTTTCGGGTAACATACTTCTTTTTTAGGTATATTCGCCCCTCTCGTATAATGGTATTACGTCGGTTTTGTAATCCGATTATGGCAGTTCGATTCTGTCGAGGGGCACCATATAAAAACACATTCCCTTAGGATGTAGTTACCTGAGTGAGCGTTTGACCGACATAACTAATCGGGGTGCTCTTGGTAGTGTGTTTTTATATGGTTTTTATTGGATAGATGGGGGAGTGGTTAAAATGAAACAAGTTAGAAACAAGTTTACAGATATAGAATTGATTGCTGCTTATACTGAAGAAAAGCATCTAGGTAAACTGTCTGCTAAATTCAAAGTTCCAATAATACAAATATGGAGAAAATGTAAGGTTTTAGGTTTAGAATTTGGAAGTGGTGGCGGTAACCAACCAAAGATACCTCTTGATGAGATTCTTGATGGTCTGCATCCCTATTATCAAACACTGAAGCTAAAGAAAAGGATGATTAAAGAATCAGTTATTGACTATAAGTGCTCTATTTGTAGTATTAGTAATTGGCAAGGTAAAGAACTTTCTTTACAACTTGATCATATTAATGGCGATAACTCTGACCATAGAAAACACAATTTAAGACTTATGTGTCCAAACTGCCATTCTCAGACAGACACGTGGTGTGGTAAAGGTGTTGTTGGAAAGTTATCTACATAGATATGTATTATAGTTGTGTCGCTCCAAATAGTTTATATGTATCCCAGTAGCTCAATTGGCAGAGCGTCGGTCTCCAAAACCGAAGGTTGTAGGTTCGATTCCTACCTGCGATGCCAAATTTATATTAAAAACTATACTACGTGCACAATCGGGTAGACATTAAAGTCGAGCGTTGTAAAGATATTACGTCTGGGTCGTAAAGATGCTAGGTTCGGGTATTGTAAAACAAGCTAAGGACGTTTTGGTAGTATAGTTCTTAATACAAATTTTATTCCGTAGAATCCAAGCATGGTGCAAGGACTTGACTGTTAATCAATGATTAGCTGGGTTCGATTCCCAGATACGGAGCCAATTATTATCGCCGAGTAGGGGAGTCTAGTCGTCCCCGCCAGTCTCATAAGCTGGAGATCGTAGGTGCGAATCCTACCTTGGCAACCAAGTTTTTCTGAGAGTAGGATAACGGTTAGTCATCTGGTTTTGGAAACCAGAAGTGCAGGTTCGATTCCTGCCTCTCAGACTCTTTTTATTTTATAATACCCTCCCCTTTACGGTTAAACTCGTAGAGACTTTGTTGGGTATGATTAGTTTTTGCGGATAAGCACAAGGTGTGTCGCCAGCCTTCCAAGCTGTGCAGAGTGGAGTTCGATTCTCCCTATCCGCTATCCTTTATACGTTTTGAGGTGATATGTTTTATACGACATATAAAATAACAAATAATATTGATGGAAGAATCTACGTAGGAGTTCATAAAACAGACAATATACACGACTCGTATATGGGTTCGAGTAAAAAACTAAAAAGTGACATATTAAAATATGGTATTGAAAATTTTACTAAAGAAATATTATTCATATTTGACAATCCTGAAGAAATGTATTTGAAAGAAGTAGAGATTGTTAATGAAGAATTTGTTGCTAATAGTAGCACGTATAACCTTAAACCTGGAGGACAAGGGTGTTGGGATTATATCAATAACGATGTAGAAGCTCGTATATTGAAAAACAAAAAGGCTAGAAAAACTACGAATGATAGATATCCGAATTTATTAAAAGAATGGGCTAAAAAGGGTGGTCGTAAAGCGTATGAATTACACGGAACACCAAAGGAATTTTTATCTGCTGGTAAAATAAGTTTTTTAGGTAAACATCATACAGAAGAAACTAAAAAGAAAGTTTCTGATAAAGCAAAAGAAAGATTAAGTAACCCACTAAATAATTCCCAATATGGTACTATGTGGATTACTAACGGAATTGATAATAAAAAAATTAAGAAAGATGCCCCTATATTAGACGGTTGGGTTAGGGGTAGAAAAGTTAATAGTTTATAAGGTATTAGTGACGCATTCGTCTATCGGTTAGGACACTGGGTTTTCATCCCAGCAAGAGCGGTTCGATTCCGCTATGCGTTACCATAGTTTTAGGATAGTTGGCCGAGCGGTTAAGGCATCAGTTTGCTAAACTGACGTTCCGAAAGGGGCGCATAGGTTCGAATCCTATACTATCCGCCAGTTTTAGGGTCAGTAGCTTAATGGTAAAGCGTCCGACTCATAATCGGTTGACCGTGAGTTCAATTCTCACCTGACCCACCAAGTTTTATCGCTTTCGTATAACGGATAATACAACTCTCTTCTAAAGAGTGAATATGGGTTCGATTCCTGTAAGCGGTGCCAGATAGCAACGCTCGCTTGGGTAGCTTT